ATGGCTGAAGCATACCCTAAGAAGATTCTCCCCTTCCTTGAAGGCAAGATTGGCGAACTGCGTATGATGCGGTTCTGGAGCAAGGTGGACGTACGCGGGCCGGATGAGTGCTGGGAATGGCAGGCTAGCATCAACAGCAGTGGCTATGGTCGGTTTAAGATCGCATCCTACCAGATGGTATCCGCAAACCGCGTTGCGCTGATTAGCCATACGCAAAAGGAGCCGGACGGCATGAGCGCGCTACACCATTGCGACAACCGCAAGTGCTGCAACCCGCACCATCTCTATTTTGGCACGCACGAGGACAACATGCGTGACAAGGTTGAGCGCGGTCGCTGTCGAACTGGCGACCAGGCTGGCGCGAACAACGGCGCCTCCAAGCTCAATGACGATCAACTGGCGCTCGTTGTTCGTCGGCTCAAGGCAGGGTGGAATAACAAGAAAATCGCAGCCGACCTGCCGATCGGTCATGCCATGGTGAGCAAGATCAGAACGGGGGTGATGTGGCGAGAGCAAACGAAGCTCCTTGGTTGGGAGCCGCGCGCTCAATTCAATCGCCTAAACCAAAACGGCCCGATGGAGCGAGCCAACGCTCACACCGGGCCTGCACAGCGAAGGGAAGTTCGCCATGGTTGAGACCGTTTCTATTGATTGCACGAAAGCCGTCCAGCCCTTCTATGAAGTGCCGGAAAGCGACCGAGGTCGGCTTTCTTTTGGCGCTCCGTACCGCTTCGAATTGATTGACCTTCCCGCCGGGCGGCGCTCTTTGCCGTCATGGGCTTGGGGCGCTGAGATCAACTGGCGATGGGGTTACTCGAACCGCCCCGACTATCTGCTACGGTGCCGTCATGATCCGCTAGCCTTCACCAAGGAGCCGGTCTGGCGGATGTTTGAGTACGACGATAGCCGATACGACGCCGGGGCCAAGCGTATGGGGCGCCAGTCAAAGGGCAGGGGGTGGATTGCAGAAAGCGAGGGAGTGGCGATGTGTCACTACCACTCGGGCGCCATCCGCATGACTAGTTTCGAGGACAACGTGACGGACGAGAAAGGTCACGTCGTGTGGATCGAAAAGCCCGATTATAAAGCCGGCAAGATGGGGGTCCCTGAGACGCGGCGATACGTCATGCTGGCGACTGATAAACAGGAAGGGTACGCGGGGCGTCATTTCGACATCACTCTAGCTGAGCAGGAAATTCCTATCTTGGATGGGCAGCGCAGCGTGATGACGAAAGTCGAGGCTGGAACAAGGCTCCGGCTTCGCGGCCCTTGGCACGGCGGTGCGCCAGACGGTTATCGTGAGGTGAGCTATCAATACGATCGCGAGCCATACGCCGTACCAGTCCGCAAATCGTGGCATCGCAAGTGGCATCAGCGGCTAGGTTATTTCGGGCTATGCATTGATCCAGCCATCTTGCTTGACATCATGGCCACCTACCAACCCCACGTCCAATGGGCGCTGATGACCTTCGACGGCGGCAAGCTGGGTATAGAGCCACTTCACCCCGAAACCGGGCTGCCAAAGGGATGGAAGCTTGATCCTGAGCAGTGTCAGCACGATTTCATGCTGTCGAACTATTCTCTTAATCGTCGCCCTCAGCCAAGTGATGAATGCCGCTGGTGCCGCGCTAGGCGTGATGCGGATTAGTTTCCCTCCGACTCGCGTGGAATGCCGATGGCTTGGTGGTCGAAGCGGAATGAAGAGCCGACATTCACACCATATCCCACCCCTTCGCATCAGGAGCGCCCGCAATGATCGAGCTGAAATTCGTCAACAGCGACGCCAAGCCAAAGGTGGCCACGATTCGGTGCGACACGATGAGCATGCCTTTGATCATGGCCTGGTACGGCGCTTAGTACGCGGGCGATCGATACGCTGTGTACGCAGATGGAGAGAAGCTGCCCAAGGACCGGAATGGCGAGCTTGTCGCTTCCCTCCCCAACAAGGACATCCTCCCATGAAGGATGAGCCCGTGAAGATCGCTGTTGTCCAGGCAATGTGCGGCCACCTGACCTGCGTTGGGCCGAACGACTTTAAGAGCGAGGATTACAGCAGCCAAATGGACGCTGCGATCGGGTGGCACATCGAAGCTGGCTACATGCCGGCCGCAACCTACTGGGTTGAGGCCGATCTTCCAGCGCTGCCATCAGTCCCGACAATTCGCGCCCGCGCCCAAGGAGACGAAGCATGACCGAGAACAAGAGCGAGGCGATGGGTACGATCAAGTGCTGGTCGCATGAAATCCGGGAGCCCAACTGCGAGGCTTGTCGGTCGGAGGCCCAACCCCCTGCGGATGAAGCGGGCGGACTGGAGAAGGCCCGAAAGGCGTCTGACGCAGCTTATGACCTTGCCTATCCGAACGGCTGCGAAGGCATTGACCGTGCGGTGTTTCGCCAAGGGTATCTGGCCGCGTACGAAGCATCCCGCCCCGCAGCCGGCACAAGCGAACAGGAGGCCACCAGCGCCTCAGTGACTGCAATGCGGGAGGCTCTGCATGAGATCGACGTGGAGGTGTTCAACACGATCCCGCCAGACGGCAACGAGGCTGCCTGGGCCGCACTGGCACGCATTCGTGACATACTCGCGCCGTTCCGCAACGTTCAACCCGGTGCCGCCCTACAGGAGCAGAAGCCATGACCGAGAAGGAACAGCGCGCGCTTGCTCGGTTGGCGGGCGGTCAGGCTCTCTTCCTCTTGCCCGGAGGGCAGTGGAAGTTCGGCGGCAACAAATTTGTGCCTGCATCCGTGGTTCGCCGTTTGCCAATCGAGGAAAGCCATACGACAAATCGAGGTTGGGTGGCCCACACACTGACTGAGGAGGCGCAACGTGTGGCTAACCATAAGAACTGAGCGAGCACTTTACGCGGATTTCGGCATTAACACGATCTTGTGCGATCGCCTGTCCAAAAATCCCATCTTGGTTGTGCGGCTTTCGGACAGCCAGAGGCTTCAACTTTTAGCGGACATTTCCGCTCCATCGAAGGACCAGCCATGACCGAGGAAGAGATCGCGAAGGTGGCGCGGGGGCTGACGAACATACAGCGCGAGGCAATCCGGCGCGCCAAGGAATTTATTCCCGGAGTCGTCAGTCTGACCGATTGGCAAGAAGATAGCTTGGACATCACGGAAGACTTGTCGGAAGACATCGCCGAGCCGGTTTGCGGAGACTTGACATCCCATGGCCTCGCCGTCCGCAAGTACCTGGAGACCCATCATGTCTGACGTAGAGGCGCTGCTTACGCGCGGCGATCACGAACGCGGCTGTGAGGGGCGAACATACACCTGCACGTGCGGCTATGACGAACGGATGGAAACCGCCCTACGCACCCTATCCGAGCAGCTTGCGGAGGCGAGGGAGGTGATCCGGCAGCACCGCGATCATGGTGTAGCCCTCGCGATTAAGGCCGGAACCCTCAATTGTGCCTTGGACGGGCAGGAACAATTCAGAACAATGCGAGAAGGAGTGCTTGTGGCAATGAAATCTTATTCCGCCTTCCTCGCCAAGACGGAGCCAAGCGATGCAGGGTGAGGAGGGCAACCGCGAAGGGCAATGCGATCCGCCGATCGACGAGCAGCAATTCCTTAGTGGCGTCAAGGTAGTTGATATAGGAGACGTTCGCGTTTCGCGCGGCCTGTCCCGCCGTCATGTCTCTTCGTGCAAGCATCGTCGGGTCACCTATGACCAGCGTGAGCGGCGCGTTTGGTGCCGAGATTGCGAAACAAACGTAGACACATTCGATGCGTTTCTCATGCTAGTCGAGCATTTTGACGAAGCCAACAAAAAGGCGCAGCGTCTGCTAGACGAGGCCCATGAGGCTTCTAAGTTTAAGCTGATTTCACGCGCCGCAAAGTCCATAGACCGCTCTTGGCGCAGCCGGAATATGGTGCCGTCATGTCCTCATTGCCACGCTGGAATCTGGCCAGAGGATGCTCTGCGAATGGGAAGTGTGGGTAAGGAGTATGACAAGGCCCGCAAGCTTCGCGCCTTGCAGAACAAACCAAATACACCTAACCCATGACGCATGGCACGCTACAAAGCCGACACGATCAGCCAACTCATGCGGCACGGCTACTGGATCTCGGTCAAGTGCCGGTGCGGGAACAATGCTACGCTCAATCCGCAACGGCTGCTGAATGCGCGCAAGGTGGGTCTGGGTACGACGATAGAGCAGCTTTACGGCAAGCTGTCGTGTAAGGTCTGCGGGCAGAGGCCTTGGGACGTTTGTGCCACTTTTGAGCCGGGGAAGTGATGATGGGCTTTCTGCTGGCCTGCGTCCTGTCTGTGCACGATGGCGATACGGTTCGCTGCAACGCCGAGCGAATACGCATCGCCGCCATAGACGCGCCAGAACTCCCCGGCTCTCCCCGCTGCGAACCCAAGCGCCGTCGCCAGCTCGCCCACAGCAAAAATCCATCGTGGTGCAACTACAAGCTCGCGATCGAGAGCCGCGACGCCCTGCGCGCCTTCGTGATGTCAGGCCGCGTTCGCGTATATCCAACGGGCGAGCGGTCGTATGGCAGGCAGGTGGCGCGTGTCACTGTCAACGGCAGGGATGTAGGCGCCTATCTCGTCAGTCGTGGGTTGGCGCGGTGGTGGCGGTAGGGTTGCACCCGGATTCGTGAGGGTGTAGAATGCGTGCGCTGCGGCAGAATTTGGGCGCTTACGGCTACCCTCCCGCTTCTGCATAAGCGGGCCGTGCAGGGATAACGCCGCAGCTACTCACACCCAACCTTCATCCCCTGCGCCACAAAGAATTTGCAAAGCCGCACCCCGGCAGCCTGCACCCGCTCACCCCACGATTCAACCGAGGCTCCATACCTATCACTCGCCGCCGGGTCGGTCAGGATGTCAGGCGAGGGCTTGGGCTTGGCTTCCGTCACGGCGACCAGATCGGCGGCAGCAGGGAAGCCGACGCGGGGGTGATCGGTGCAGGCAGACAAAGCGAAAAGGGCTAGGCAGAGAATCTGGCGCATGGTACTTTCCCCTCTGCTGCGGCGGCGTGGAAGGACACGCGAACCCGCTGGATTGTGGGGCGCTTTCGACCTTCCCCGAGCGACCATCCCTATGCCAGCAACGGACCTAAGGCGGGTTGAAAAGGCAACAACGGGGCAGTCGGTATCAAGCCCGGCCCGCAGCTTCATCCACACCTCTCCCGATAAGCTGCCATCTTCCTCAACTCCTCAGCCGAGTAAGCCCGCCGCAACCGCTCGCAGTTGAGCGCCACCGTAGTGGGAGGGATCGCCGCGCGTTGCTCGACAGGCTTGGCCGCTTCCGATGCTTCGGCCTTCGCGATCACCGCTTCCCGTTCCTTCTCGGCGGCAAGGTTCGCCACGGCATCGATCGCCCGCTCTTGAGCTGCGTCGTCGAGGGCTGGGACGATAGCGGCATCGCGCTTTGCATCGCTGGCCTCGATTACCTTGGCGTCGTGATGGCGCCAGAATAGCGTCCATGCGCCCCACAGAGCCGCGCACAGAGCCATGACAGCAAGGAACCCGGCGAAGTACGCTGCGATACGGCGGAAGCGCTCTGGGATGCCGATCTGGGTGACCAGGCGGATGAGGAAGGCCTCAAGCACTGGCAACATCCTTGCCCACATTGACATCACCGCTCTGCGTCGTGCCGACCGGCTTGCTACTGGCCTTGAAGGTGCCGATCACGCCGGTCAGCCCCTGGATCGCGCCGCTGATGAAAGCCAGTGCACCGATGACCCGAGCAAGCCCGACTTCGGTGGTGATCCCGGCGAACAGGCAGACCGCCGCAGCCGCTATGGCAAGTCCTGTGATCGCGGCGAGAGTAGCGAGATACGAGATTAGGTTGTGATTGTCGTTCATCACGCTCCTCCAAGGATCTGCTGCACCATCGGCAGCACGTCGGTCATGACCGGCTTTGTGGGCTGATACGAAGGCTTGGCGACCGAGTAGACCGGCACGCGCAGATCGGCCGGCCATTCACCGTCGAAGAACATCGCTCGTTCGGTCTTGGCGCGCTCCAGTGCACGCCCATGATCGGTCCACTGCATGAACTCCTCGCGGGCCTTGGCGTGATCGCCAGCAAGCCAGGTTTCGACCCAATCGGCTTGACGGAGCTTCCCGAAATGCCACTGGAATGACAGCGCGGCGGCGTACTGGACTTCACTCAGCACATGCCCTTCGAACACGGACTGCACGACGGGCCAGTACCGCGCCTTCATCAGGTCAATGGTCGCGCGCAGGCACACGTCGAGAGGCCGCGGCTTGTCCTTGTACTGGAGCACATCGAAGCCCGAGGTGGTTGCGATCCCTCCGGCCCAGGTCCACACGCCCGCCGAGTCCTTATAGGCCTCTCGCCCTATGCCTTCCTGCCGGCAGCAGTAGGCGACGATCTTGGGGGTGAGGGCGACTACGGTGATGGTCATAAGATACCTCCGCTCTGCAACCTCTCGACGGCAACGATCCGCTGCGCCGCGTCCCGTGCGTCACCGTATCCCTGCATCACCGCCTTGAGCCGCATGACCTCCGCCTCGCTCTCGGCATGCTTCCGCTGACAGTCCACCAACTCGGCCTCGACAAGATCAAGGCGCGTCGTCAGTTGGTCTACGCGAGCCTCCAGAAGCTTGATGATCTTGTCTGTACTCGCATCGAGGCGGTCCGAGCGCCGGTCCATGCGACCGCCCACGAACTCCGCCAGCCACTTGATCATGCCGAAACCGCCGCCTGCGGCTGCGCCGGCACCGAGCCACCCCGGCAGCCAATTCGGGATGATGGCGAAGAAGTCAGTCACACCCGCACCGGGAAGTGATCGGGGAAGCGCAGGGTGGTCACGCTCCAGCCACCATCAGAGAGCTAAGCGTGAATGCACCCCAGTTGGCAGGCGAGCCGGTAGTGGTGTCCAGCAGCGCGCCAACAGTCCACATCATCGATGGGATCGTGCCGACCGGCAGGCCAACCTTCGTGCCCAGCGTGACGCCGTTTTGGTAAAGGGCAGCCGTTCCTGACGTGGAGTCGTAGACAAGTTCAAAGTTGGCCTCGGCTGTCACATCGGTGGCAACCCATGACACCTGCACCGTATCAGCCCCGGCAATGCGGACCTGAAACCTGATCTCATTGGCTACAGCGGTATAAAACACACCGGCCCCGCGCCTAATGGAGTAGTCAGTGTCGACTCCCGGACCCGACGAAGCTCCACCCACAACAAGAGCTTTGGTAGATGCGGGCTGCGCGGCGATCTTGCCGGTCCAGGTGATGATCAGCCGAGTGCCGATGTCCGGTGAAGCCAGACTGTCCAGTTGGTAGGTCTGGATAGTGTTGAGCGCCGCCGTGCGCGCATCGGTGGAATTGTGGAAATAGCCGTCGTTTGCAACCGTGACGATGTTCGTCACCGGATCGATATGGATGCCCTCGATGGAGCGTGCGCGGTCAAGTACCCAGCACTTGCGAGCCGCCTTGCTGGCCACGTCGTACTTGATGAGCAAGCCGCCCGCGATGTTCGGCCCGCCCGAGACGTACAGCGAGCCATTCTGATCGTACCAGAGCTGGTCGGGACTGTCGGTGATGGTTCGCATCGTCATGGACGACGTAATCGCGCCCGTAACCTTATCGCACCAGTTCACTGCACCGTTGGTGCCCATGATGATCAGCTTGTCGCGAGCGATATCGTACGCGATGCCGTTGGGCAGAGAGTACGTGAACGATCCGCGTAGAGCGCCGGTCGGGGAGATTTTGTAGATGGTGTCCGCGCCATCGCAGATGCATCCCCAGACATTGTAGTCGCCACCGGCAAGCGGCTCGATCGCAACGCCTTGGGCGCTTGAGTTAGGCAGCCCGATTGCCGAAAAGCGGATGTCGTGGAGGACGGTAGAGAAATCTGCCGAGAGATGGACGACGCCCGCATAGAAGGTTTCGCCCGAAGCAGTCACTTCGTTCATTTTGCCGTGGCTTCCGACCCACCAAGTGCCATCTGGCGCTTTGGCAAGGCCGGTGCAGGTAAAGCCCTTGCCTGCCTGCATGTTCGGAATGTCGGGCAATGTCACAGACGAAAGCAAAGTGCTCTTCGCTGTGCCGAACAGGATGTCGTCCACACCGTCGAACACGAGGCGCCCGTTGTTGAGCGTCGGCCACCTGGCTGCGATGCTTGATTGCGCCGTCACGCCCGCGTCTCGCGCACCGATACGCTCTACGGGATTCCCGCTGACGGCATATGGATCATTCGGCGCGAGCCACGGGCCGACCAGGCTCGCCCCGTAATCACGAGGCTTGCGGTTGGTTACGTCGAACAGCTTGTTCATCTGCGCCGCCGCCGAACCGACGAGCACTTCGGCCTTGACGCCCGCTCCAGAGCTAAGCGCATCACGCGCGATCTGATCAGTCGGCATGGCTTAGCTCCCTGCGCCGAGGTAGAAGGTGCCGTCAGTCAGAGTGCCGGTGAGCTTGACCCAAGCACCCGCAGCGCCGGTGTATCGACCGGTCGCAGAGACCGTGGCGCTTGCCCCAGCGGAGGATGTGACCAGGAGATCGAACCAGTCGCCCGTTGTGCCGTTCCAGTTGGGCGAAATCTGCATCTTTCGGCCCGCGCCGGGTGCCACCGTGCAGAACAGGGTGATGGAGCCGTACAGCGACAGGTCGATAGGCGAGCCGTCCCACACGTCCTGAGGCAGCGACATCAGCACCGCGCCATCGGCGTTGACCAGCGTGCTCGACTTCTTGACGATCGGCATGGAGATCGGGCTACGGCTCATGACAGGTTACTCCGGAGCGGCGCAAGCAGGCGCTTCATGGCAGGTTCCTTTCGGGAGAGGGGGAAGGTCATTCGCCTTCCTCGATGCGGATGGTATCGCCGGCACTCAGGCCGTGGACGTAGAGAGCGTTTCGGGGACAGGCGGGGCCGGATCGCTCGAATGCGGGGCCGTCGATCATTCCTTCGCTCTCGCCGGTGTGGAACGAGAAGGAGCATTGCTTGGTCGTCTTGACGATCAAGGAGCGGCGGTTTGAATTGGCGGCGAGGATAGGATCGGTGCCAGCGGCCTGCGCGGTTGTGAGGCTGCCGAGCGAGCGGTTACTAAAGGTCACGCCGCGCGCGATATCCCTGAGGGCGGCACGAGCTTCTATGTCGAATGCTGACATTTCGCCTCCCTCAGACCAGGTTCGCAATCGCCGCAGCGACCGCCTCGTGCATCTGCGAATTGGCCGGGTATCGGCCGTGCACATTGTCCGCGATCCGGGCCTTGGTGACCTGCGTGGCCGCGTCCGTCGTTCCCTCGGTGCGCGTGAAGCCGCCCCGGATCGTGCGGTGCATGAAGGCGCTGACGAAGTGCATGTTGGCATCGCCGGCCGTGCGCTTGGCGCGGACAGCAGAGATCACGCCCTGCAGCGCCTGTCGCAGCCGCGTGTGCATGATCTCGGTGCCGTTGATGAAGGTCGACGCATCGGCCCAGTCGAGGATCTTCGCCAATGGAAACGCACGCCTGATCTCGGCGAGCAGGTAGGGCGTGTATGTCACCACATCGTCCACACCCGTCGACTTCGAGGTGTCGTTCGAGAACAGGTTGACCAACACCACGTCGATCGTCGGCAGCGCGAACCGATCCCTGTAATTCGCGAGGTCGAAACGGAAGCCGCTCCCGGTTCCGCCGCCGAACTTGGGCAGCGAGCCGGGGATGACAGGGCAGGCTGAGCCGCTGGTACCGTTGTTCAGGAACGGATTGGTGCGCATCCGGTCGATCGCAGGATCGAGGTATGCAGCCGTGGCCACCGTCCCGGCGCCGAGCACGTTATCGTAGACGGGGTTCGCCGGATCGTCGCCCAGGTTCGGCCAGAGGCCAAAGTAATTGAGCAGAGACCAGCCCGGCCGGCCTTCTCCCTTGTCACCGACGCCGCTGATATCCAGCGTGCCAAAGAAATGCGGATTGATGTTCCACGTGGGAAGCAGCAGCTTGAGATCGGCCACCAGCTTCTCGTTCGCGGCCGTGAGGCTGTCGCCGAGAGCGAGGATGTTGATGTCGATCGGGGCCGACAGGGGCACCATCCGCGCCGAGACCGGCACCGTGCGCTCGTAGAGCACATTGGGGTTGTCATCGCCCCGCAGTGTCATCACCAGCGACCGTCCGCCCACTTGGGCAGGGTCGAGCCAGAACAAGTCGGAGACCGCGCCTCCGTCCTGATAAGGCGGCGAGGGCGCGAGGATCGCCGGCGTGACGGTCAGCTCCGCCTTCCCCTTCCCGTTGCGCCTGAGCAGGCTATTGCCGGGGAAGAAGGGTGCCGGACGATCCGAGACCACGAACAGCTCGTCGCCCATCACCGGCGTAAGGTCGACCGGATCGGGGAAGTCGCGACTGCTGATCCAGAAACCCGGCTTGGTCCCGCTGTAGAACTGCAAGCCGGTCAGCCACACTCGGCTCGCCACACCTGACAAGTTCGACCCGGCTACCCATTTGCCATTGCCGTCCGCTGGCGCCCTGGTGGCGCACCAGTATTCCCGCACCCTCGGGTTGATCTCGCGAACCACCGTCATGAACAGGGGCGGCGTCTGGATCGCGTACTCGTTGTTGGTGAACAGTCCGACATTGGGGATGCCAAACTGCCCGTCCGCCTCGGCGTAGAGGAAGAAGCGCGCGACCACGTAGTCGCCGGCTTTGATCGGCGCGTCGCGATAGTCACCGACGTTGAAGAACGGAACGCCCGCCTCGCTGCGCACGCCGCGCGTGAAGCCCATGGCGATCAGGTCCGCGTCGGGGATGTCCTCCACCGTGGCGCCCGGGATGATGTACGGCGCATCGTCCATCTGCCGGCCCCAGGAGAACTGGTTGGGCACGGCGCCGCCGGGTGCGTCGCCGATGAAGGTGTATCCCCGCGCGTCCACCAGCTGGCCATCGCGGGTGATCGCCAGGATCACCTTGCGCTGTGTGTCGAAGAGCGTGGTGTTGCCTTCGTAGTAGGTCAGCGCGCTCCGGGAAGCGGCATGGCGCGCGTCATCGGCTGACATGCCATCGGCGATGTTTTCGGCGTACGCGGCATCGTAGAGATCGCGGTCGAATACGTGCCGGCGCGGGGTTAGCGTCGGTGCCACCTGCGCGGACAGCAGCCCGGCGCTGCCGCCGTCGTAGAGCGTCCCGTAACCGACTTGCCCATAGCTGAGCATGTAGAACGGCGGGAAGTAGAGCCGGTCCCCATCCACGATCGGCGGCTTAAGGAACAGCGCGCGGTTGTTGGCGAACTCGCGCGCCAGCTTATATCCGACATTGCCCGGAGGCGGGTTCTCGGGGTCGTAATCGTCGGGCTCGTATTCGAACCAGAGCCCCGCCTCTTCGACGTAGACCCGCATGCCGAGGAAGCGTTCCGCGAGAGGGATAAGAGTCTGGGCGCCATATGTCGGGACGATGCGGGGCGCATACTTGGCCCCGCCGAGATAGCTGTCGACCTCGCTTTCAATCAGGCTGTTCAGCCAGCCCGCCGCTTCCCATGCCCCGCCCGTCCACTGATAGAACCCGTTGGCCCCATCCGTCGCACTGCCGCCGTTCCGGTAGACATATCCGATCTTCCCGGCCGGGCCGGCCGTATCGGCATCCCTGGCGCCGATCGTCGCGTAGGAGGCAAAGCCCACGCTGATCGCTTCGAGCGTGATCTGCAGCAGTCGCCCGAGCGCTTCGCGGATTTCGGCCTTCTGCGGTTCATGTGCGCCGGACCCCGGCACCCCGGCAGTGGTATAGTCACGAAATGCCGTCTCTACCGCGGCGCGGACATCGGCGGCGCTCACGAGTAGCTACCCGTCATATCTTCAACGAAACGAAGAGGCTGCCCCTCAGCGTAACCCATGTTGCGCGGTGCGCGCATGTCGCCATCAATGCGCATCACACATCGCGGACTTGCGAAGTCGATGATAGCTCCTGCCGGCGTTGCCTCGCGCAGAGGTGGCCGGATCGAGATCGTGGCCGTCGTGCCGGTCTGCGCAAGAATTTCCGCGACTTTGTAGCAGCGCCAGCGCCAGGTCGTATGATCGATGGCGAACCAGCCCAGCGGACTGCCATCCAGTACCGCGATATTGATCTGGAGAACTGTGGCGCGCAGAGCAGCGTTGGCAGCTAGAGTTACACTGGCGCCTGGTGTCTCGTAGAGGCTTTCGTCGCTGAATGGCGTCCCATCACTGTGCGGCACGTCATCCAATGCATAGGCAGGCTGATGTGCCGCATCGCACAGCGGCACGATCATGGGGCGCAGGCCGCCGTCCATGTAGGCATCGATCGCGTCCCATGCGCGGGTAACCTCAGGTTCGTCGAGATCGAAATCTTCAAGTTGTAAGGCTATGCGCCCACCGCCATCGGTGCCGATCAGAGTCTCGTCTCCGCTAAGGGCGGAGCCGCCACTGATGGTACGGCGCTCGATGTAGGCCTCGGTGCCGTTGGGAGCGAAGACGCAGGTCGGGAAAACTTTCATGCCGCCCTCCCGTGGTTGGGATGGAAGCCGTACTTTGCTTCAGCGTGCTTTCTGGCGTGGGCAGCGTCAGCAAGGTTACGGAACGAGCCCAAATAGACCTTCCGCCGATTAGCCTTGATCGTAGCCATCCATCGTTGGCGGGGAGCACTCCACCAAACGCCGGTCACGCCGCTGCTATTTGACTTGTATCGGCTCGAATTCTGGACGTTGATGACACCCGGAACGTCACGGAGATTGTCGATCCGATTGTCAGCAGGTTCACCGTTGATGTGGTCGATCTGGTTCTTCGGCCACTCGCCATGAACTATTGCCCAAATGACGATGTGAGCCTTGAAGCACTTTCCGCCGAGAGTTCCCTGCTTGTGCCCCCACTGGACGTGGGTGATCTTGAACGCCTCTTCTCCGGCCCAGCGTTCATTCCACGGTTTTGCGAAGCCAGGCTTCGCAAACAGCGCGGTATCGCGATGCTTCCAAAACAGCTTTCCAGTCTCCGGTTCGTATCGGAGCACGGCGCGACAGAATTCCGGAGTGACCTTCATGCGCGCGAGCATGCGCGAAGGGCGGGTCGTGAATTACCGCCTTAGATCACAGTCACCTCGATCGGACCTGTGCGTGCAGAGGCGGAGCCCGAAGCGTTGAACGCCACGGTCCAGAGGAACAGCGTCCCGGGTGTCACTGCTTCATCAAAAGTTTCGCCAACATTGCGAGGCTGGGAGAAATCCGCGCCGATCTGCAAGGCATCAGCAAAGTCCGAGGTAGCAGCACCGTAAAGCTCGGAGTGCCCGAAGTTCGCCGAGGTGCTGTTCGACCACCCGCCGGTGATGTGGCCTGTACCGCCCACCGCGGTGAAGGCCGTGTTTGGCTCTGGCGCGAGGGCAGCCGTGGAAGTGCTGACCGTCTCCGGCGCGGACCAGGCAGAGATGCGCCCGTCGCCTGTCGAATAGGCGACCTCCACGTCGACTCCGATGTCGACGGGCACGACGCTGGTGACGAGCACAGCGGCCGGGCCGGGATCGATGTCGGAATACTGCTGCTCGTTCCAAGACGAATCCGTAGTCGACCTCCAACGCGCGAACCAAGTCACATCGTCGCGGTCGAAGCCGTCAACGGTAATACGGATGCGCGCTCCGGTGCCGGTCGCGTCAAGCTCGGCGGCGGCAGTGGCGATCGTCGGCGTGTCCAGTGGAGCTGGGGCAATCCGATCCTCCAATGGCGCCGGATCGCCTTCCTCTGTTTCGGGGTTCCATGCATCGATGTTTGGATCGACACGAACCCAATCGAAGGTCACTCCGAGCGATTCCATGTCCTTCTCTGGCGAAGTGGTGATCTCGGCGGGCCCGGTGTAGAATGTCGTCCCCGCCTCCACGTGGTTCAGCCATATGAAGCGCTGTCCTATGACAGATGAACCTTCAAAATTCGTGGTGATCGTGCCGCGATCCGATGCATTCTGGCGCGCGATGACGCGCTTTGCCAGGCGGCGATTCTGGCTGTAGCTGGGTGTCTGCGGTGAGAAGCTGGTGCTGTTCGTCTCGCCCCGGGCGGAGATATCATCTTCGTCGCGCCATGGCGTCGTGTCGGGCTCGTTATAATCATGGGCTTCCGAGATATAGGTAATAGTGATCTCGTTGACGAAGTCCTCGTCTTCGACAAAACCTTGATGTCGGACGTTGACGATCTGCGCAGGGCCTATCGTGACGGTAGGCTCGTAGTATCGGCCCGAATAGACGATGTAGCGACCAAGCGCATCCTGGCAGTACCAGCCATCGAAGGTCTTTAGAATCTCGCCAATGATCTGTGCTGGTTCGGCCGTCAGATCGAACAAAATGCAGCAGCGGTAACGTCGCTCGGTACCGCCGCCCTTCAGTGGCACAAGCTCGTCGCAATGATCTGCCGCCGCAATCCAATAATTGACTACTGGAAAAATCTGCGTGTTATAATCCACACCGCGCTCGGTGAGAAGATACCACAGCAAACCAAGCACCGGATTGTCGAGTAGCGGTTCTTCCTTGACCCAAGTATCCGGGTCGCTGGCATCCATACTTGGGTCGCGCGGGTCAAAAAGATAGGACATGTCGAAAACCGCAGACAGAACGGTGTTGTCCGCTTGCGGATAAACCTCAAGGTAGTGCTTCGCCTTGACCGGCTTCTTGATTAGGTAGCCCGAGGTTATGCCGTCCCCTCGATGATCAGCCGTCCATCTACCGGGTAGCGCAGAGATAACGGCCGGAAAGGCTGTTTCGACCGCAAGGCCAAGATTGAATCCCGCCAACACCCTGCCTGTCTCATAGGCGCCATCGACAAGCTCCTGCACCACGCCGCCGGTGATTGTGACCTTGTCGTCATTCAGATAGGCTTGGCGCATTGCATGAGATCGGCCGCTTAGAAACGCCAGAACGTCGACCGTTTCGCCATCCTCATTGGTGTCCCAGAACATAGCCTTGGCCCACACCCGCCGGGTCCCGATTCCTTTTGTTCGGACTGGCCGCGGCTCCTTCTTCTGCGTCTGCGCTGCGTCTGGCTTCGGCATGGAAGGGGCGAGCAGAAGAGTAAGAGCGTTGGTGGCGATCATGGTCGCGCCCGGGATAATCAACCCTTGGGCACCCGGCACGAGAATGCCTACCGTCACCATGATGGCGCCAACGATAGCTCCGACGAACTTAGCCACGGCGCCACACTGCGATTACGTTGTCGGCGGGCAGGCGTATCAGAGCGAGGCCTTTGTGCGTGAGCATGGCCCACTTTTCTCCGGTATAGATGCCGCCCACTTCGCCAATGCCCGCTGCCGTGACTACGGCTAGCACGCCTACATCCCCCGCCGCGGGTTCAAGCACCAACTCAAGACGGTCGCCGATCCAGTCACCCCATACTTCGGATAGTGGGCGACCGTGCGTCGAGTAGTCCTCAGGCAGAGGGATGCCCGCCCACCGCGCAGGCCACGCCGTGCAATCGTGCTCACCATCCGCCCAAGGCTTGCGGGCCGCCGCGAGCAGATATTCGCCAAGCTCGCTCATGTCGGCCCGAATCGGCGCGTGGTGCCCAGCGATATCCCTGCCACGAAGTCGCAGAAGCGATCGGTTGAAGAGACCTTCGCCTGGTCGGCGGCTGTGAAATAGGCGATCTTGGGATTGGCCAGCAGAGTGTCGCCGCTGGCCATCGACAACGATACCGTCCACTGACGCTTGCCGTCGCTTTCCGAGCTCTCCGTGACGATGACGCCGCCGATACCGCTCCATTGCCACTTGATTGGCCCCGCCTGCTGCCAATCCTGATCGAACTCGATGAGTCCGATTTTTGCACTCGCACCTTTGACGCTCTCTCGCTCCTCGTGGGCCATACGGACCATGGCCGGGGTCACGCCGGAGAACTTGACCTCGATGCGGTCAGCTTCGCCATTGATCAGTTGCTTCAGGGACGGGACAGACACGAGTTCGGCCGCGCCTCGCCAGCGCGCGCCGGATGGGTCAAGGGTGTCAGCCCAAGTATCGAGATCGCCGTGGCCGCTCCACAGATAAACCGGAGGATCGCAGGCGAGGCGGAACAGAACGGAGATGCGATGCGATGCCATATCAGGTCGTCCGGAACCGCTGTGCGCGTCGCACGGCGTGGGGTGCGTCCTTCATCGACTGCTTATAGGACGTGGCCCCGGCACGAGCTGCGCTCTCGTCGCTGATTCTCTGCATATCGGCGTAGAGTTGCGGGGTAATCACGGCACCCTTCAGATCGAAGCGAGGGGCGCTAACTACCGTGGTTTGCTGGACCGGCCTTACCGCCGTCACGCCGGACAATGAAGCGGCAGCGCGCGCGTTGGTCAACGCCGCGATATTCTGCACGCCAATACGTCGCACAGCGTCGGCCGGCACAACATACTCGCCCTTGTGAACAACGCCTGCAACTTGGTTGCGACCACCATCCCCGGTATAGCCGCCACTGGCGAAGCCGCTGAAGTCTGCATTCGCGAAGCCGGGGTTGCTGCTCAGACTGACCCCGCTGCCACCGCCACCGAAAAGCGATGTAACGGCGCCGAGAACCGTGCCGAAAAAGCCACCAGCGCCGCCGCCAGCACCGGAAGTCGCTTGCGCCAGCGCCGCAGCGATAGGCTTCATGATGACCTGTTCGATGAACAGGTTGATGAGCCCGGCGATCAGTGGGTCTTTGGTGCCAATGGCCTTCTGCAAGCCGGATGCGATGCTATCCTGCACATGCTGGAGTTCGTCGACGACATAGCCCTCGACCTGATCACCGATGGCATTTCCGCGCTCGTTGATGCCGCGCTGATACGCTTGGAGCGGGCTTTCGGTGTCCTGCTTCGCCTTCGCGACATCGAAGTTCTTGAGTTGGTCTAGGATGGCGAGGCGGGCGGTGGCGATGTCCTTCTGGGCTTGGGTCGCAGTGGTGCTCGCGAGGGTTGCCTCAAGCTCGTTGCGCTCCTGCTCGTACGCTAGGTCGATCAAGCGCAGTTCGATGTCGCGGCGCGCCTCACGGCTCGTCGTCAGGGCCTCTTGCGCGCGCAGGAGATCCTCGTCGTTCTTGGCGGTGGCTTGGGCTTTGTCGAGGGCATCTCGCGCAAGCTGCTCCTGCTCGTCGCGGTTGACGCCCTTAGCCAAGAGACCAGGACCGGACACGACGATATCGTTGGGGTTTGCGGAGGCAGCGCCGTAGAGCTTTTCGAGCTTGGCGAGTTGCGCCGCCTTCTGTTTGTCACTGAGTTCCTTGTTGGACTGCACTTCAGCGATTCGGGCTTTGCGCTCCTCCTCAAGTATCTGGCGCTGGATGTCGGCCCGTTCTTCAGCTGAGGTGGCAAGGTCCTGTCTCGCTTGGAGTATCTCGATATTGAGCCGAGATAGATCGCGTTGATTTTCCGCCTCAATGTCAGCAGCCGAGCGACCGGGTGCAGCCGACTTCTTCCCCCTGACCTTTTTGCCACTCGCAGGTGCCGAAGGGATGCCTGGGAGGGCGGGAACCGAGGAAGGGTCCTTCAACACCTTGATGGTGTCATTAATTGCCTTCAGCGCCTCGGTTCTGGCTTGCACCTCCCCCGTCTTGAGCCGCACATCGCGATTTGCTTCGCCGCGCACCAGCCCGATTTCGGCACTGCCGCGTCCAGGCGTCTTTGCGGCGTCCTCATTCAGCCGCTGAGCACTGGCTTGCGCGAGTGCGAGTTCTGCGGCGGCACGCTTGAGGGTGGACTGCGCGGCAATCTTGTCGGCTTGGGATTTGCGAAGCGCGGAGGCGATTGCGGCTTCGGTTTGGTTGCGCTCTTCGCCAGTAGCCGATGCTAGTTTTCGCGCGAGATCAATCGCCTTGTCTTTTGCCGTGTTGGCAGCGCCGATTACGTCGGCGTACTGCGAAGCGGCGTCGGCGGCCGTGTTCTCCCTCGTCGAGAGATAGTAGTATGCTGCGCCGAGCGCCAAGACAGACGCGCCATAGGGGCCGCCAATCAAGGCGAGCAGGCTCCCGCTTGCGCGACCCATGACCCCTTGAGCAACTGCCAGTCTGGAGACAGAGGCTGCTGCGGCATCAGCAGCGCCAGCGGTCCCAAGCATAAGTCGCGCAAGGTTGCCCTCCATGACGGCTAGGGCTTCCGCTGTTAGGGTCGCCCGAACATCCGCCGCAGACTTCGCGATGGTGGCCGCTGTGGCCGCCACAGCGGCTCCCACGTATCGAACGCCGATCACGGCCGCTAGCGTGGCAATGGCTGGCACCACAACATCCAGATTGTCGGCCAACAGGGCAATACCCTGAGATAGCCGGGCGGTTGCGGAAAGCGACTGGTCAGTCTCACCGACATACTTGCCGAGCGCGTTGTTCAAGATCGTAAAGGAAGCGCCGATGGTCAGTGATGAAGACTCGGCGGTCTTCTCTAGATCGGCCATTGCTCGCGTGATGGCGCGGAACAACTCGACGTTTGAAACGCCTGGTCCCTGCATATCCTTGATCTTGCGAGTGAGGCCTGAAATTGAACCGCCGGTACCGTCGATGTACTTTGCAGCGCCGCGAAGAAGCGGCTGCATGGCATCGAGCAAGCTGTTGAATTCTTCGGCTTGGACGCGCGGCGAACCTAGCGCTTGGCTGAGCTGGAGAAGGGCCCCCGACGCCTCTGTGGTCGAAGTTCCCGAGATTTTTAGTGACGCCGAGACGGCCCGCGTCAGGTTAATCAGGTCTTCGCTGCTGGCTCCTAGCTCCTTCTGGTTCTGGGCGACTCGGGAGTACAGCGTGCCAACGGACTCAAGTTCGATGCCGTTGCGCTGCGCAACCTCATAGAGTCGTTCCTGCGTGCCAGCGAGTTGCTCCCCTTCAAGTCCGGCAACCTTCAGCTGGTTCGAATAGCGGGTGTATCCATCGGCTAGGTTTTTGATTTGACCTATCGAAATGCCAATTCCGGCTGTTGCGGCTAACCCCTTCATGGCCGTGGAGATGTTGCCGAGCGACGCCTGCATTTGCCGCTCTAGAGCAAGCGCATCTCGTTCCATGGCGGTGAAGCCCTGATCCGTCACACGACGGACGTTAGCCAAGCTTGCTAGGAACTGGCCATCCTCGACAAACAGGCGCAAAGATACCGGGTCAATTTCTGGCATTGCCAGATGCTACGCGCTAAGCGATGTCGCCTTACCGCTATTGGAGGGGCAACATGCTGCAGATCGTCGGTTGGCTCGGTTGCTTTTATCTGATGATCAAGGCGCTGGAGTTCGCTTCTGGTACGAATTTTCGCACCGAAGGTGGGCGCATGAAGGACACAGCTGTCGTGGCAGCGTTGCTGGCTTGGTTTGGCGGACTGGCTTTCGCGTTCTGGCTTTTCAGCCAGGGGCGAAGCTAGTTGTACTCAGATGGCGCTTCGGACGCGGACATGAGGATGAAGGCGGCAGCAACGCTTGAACGCGCCCTGCGATTGTCAGGAATGGTTGATATAACGCCGGATACCCTGCAGTATTTCTCAAAATTCGATTGCGGGCGCATCGAGGCAAGGTCACTAGTCCGGGATGGCGAAATGTTAAGCTCGGCACGTAAAAGGAACTTGGGTTAAAAACCAGAGCCTTTGTCGGTTCGGAGTTTTACAGGAATCTAAACCATTCAGGACAGGCCGACCCTGTTGATGCTGCTTGGAAGATCGCCAATATCTATAACCGCCAAAGAGCCTGCGCCCAGGATTTACAAAGAGGGGCTTCCGTCATTGACGGAGATCGGCGTCTAAGGTGTTTTCCGTCCAACATGGCGGCAGGGCCTTGTAAGGGAGCTGAGGCGGGGGGCGGAAAACTGGTCGAGCCGAATGATGCGGATCTTTTTCCGTTGGATGATTGTACGCATCCCGACCAATGCGGATGCCGTTATCTTATGAAAGAGTTCGACTGGTAATCTGCCCTCCCGTCCCGAAGCTATCCTCCGGCTCGTCGAAGCTGGACTCTCCGGTAAGCCCGACTAGCCTATCTTCGGCGAATCGATGAGGGGGGTGTCATGCCGATAGATCGAGTGGAGGTTCAGTTCGGGGCGGTGCAGTACACCGGCGAGGTAGAGGCTATCCCTGCTACCAGCAAGACTACCGGTAATGTGACCGTCAACAATATGGGATCGCCGGGGCGGGCTGAACGCTTTGATGTTACCTTCATGCTCATCTGTGGGAGCGGTGACGATAGCTCGAAAGAGAACATATTCCATTGGACGGAGCGCTTGGCAGGCCTGCCTCGCGACACTCCATACTCCGAAGTCGAGCTTCAAGCCTTTCGACAGCTAGCTCCAAATCTTCGAGCCGCTGCCGATCTGATCGATCAGCAGATCGTCGAGATAGATTCTCAGGTGAGCGGGCAAAGCCCGACCTGACCGCTTCGGCTCTGAGATGGTTCATCACGTTCTCCTATGCGCCTCGACAAACCGTCTAAGCCTCTCCGGATCGCCAGGCGGTCGCGATGCCTGACCCGGTGCTGCATGTGCCTCGTTATGGGCCTCAACCGCCTCCAGATACTCGCCTAGCGATAACTCCCGCCAGTCGAGCCCCATGCCTCCGCAGTTCGCTATGACTTGGCCGCGGCGGAACGGCGCTGGCGCTTCGGCTTTACCTGTTCTGCCTTTTTTTTTAGATCGATGCCCTTGATCGTGGCGTGGAGCACATCCCACGCGAGAACTGCGCAGGCCTCGAAATGCGCCTCGATCTGTTCATTCACCAAGCGATTGGCAAGGCTGCCGTCAACCTCGAATGAGTCCCCATCGCGCTCACCGGATTTCCCCGCCTTCAACGCCTGCTCAAGTATGTTGTGCAGGTCCCCAGCGAAGATGCGAGCGCCAGGAAGGCGGATAAGATCGCCGGACTGATCCACGCCCATGCCGGCAGACAGCTCGTCATAGATCTGGAAAACGGACACGGGATATTCGCGGGATCGAAGCGTTGGAGTGATCGGCCCTTTCTCAATCGCCAAGATGGCCGAGAGGGGCAGGTAGAATGTGAAGCGACCGCCTGCGAACTCCCGCTGGATCGCCGTATCCATCAGGTCGCCACAGTCCAGGCCAGAACGCCTTCACCTTCCAGCGTGATGTCGGTGGTGCCGCTATCGCCTTCCTGCTGGTAGGCCTGGTTGCGGGTCGTGAGAATGGCAGTGCCTGCATAGGTGCCCATCAGGTCGCCGGCATCGGTGCCGTCGTCCTTGTAAAGCTCGACCTCGTAGTCTTTCCGCACCCCGAAGGCGTCGGTGAAGGTCGTCTCGATATCGATGTTATCCGAGCCCGAGCCGCTGATCGACCAGGACGAGCCGGTGACGCGCAGCTTGCGGGTGCCGGGCCGATTGGGCTTGGCGCAGTCCCGACGATAGCGCTCGCTGGTCTGTGCGGTGCGGTTGATGTTCACACCTTCGATGCCGCAAAGCAGCGTGTACACGGCAGGCGGACCGGCAGCGGTCTTGATCTTCAGCAGGGCGAAATCGGCGCTATTCGGCTCGGACATGCGGTCTTCCTCGGGAGTTTGCCGGAGGTTATGCCGCGTCAGTCAGAAGTGTTACCGCCTTGGCCTTCGATCACATGAAAGCGTGCCCGCGCTCGATCCGCCGTCCAATCAGACAGATCTGGAGCCGCGGCTTGAACGATGATGCACCGCAAGGCGTGGGCTGCTTCTCCGTCGCCATCACCTTCAAGGCGGTCCGCCGCTTCTCTGATGTCGTCGGGATCGACCGCTTCCGATCGGATCATCTGCGCGAGAAAGGCGCGCAGCATGCGTTCGGCGAGGGGCTCATCCATCGCCCCATTGCCTATCAGCCAGTGAAGGCCCGCGCTACTACAAACGCTATTCCATGCCACGCATCGGCCTCCGCTCCGTCCCGCATGAGACGAGAGGACCGGACCATGAAGCGATAACGTCGGTCGGCGACAACAAACGCATGATTGTGGATCGCCTCCACGACCGCGCTGTTGAGCCGTCCGGCATGGTCCCGCGCCGTCTCGATCATTGCCCCGGCACCATCGTACCGCGGCTTGGCGAACGAATGCAGCTGGAAGGTCACCTCGGAGCGCGCTGTGCAGCCACGACCCTGCGGAAGTGCCTGCGTGCCGTCCAAGCGAATGAAGGGCCATGGTGGAGCCTCTGCTGTCGGCTCGATCTGCGCTTTTGGCAGGATGGCCAGGAGAGCAGCATCAGCCTTCAGAGAGATTACCGCAGCGCGCTCAGTCTCCCTTATCAGGTCGCTCGGCATCCGGCCCCTCCTTCAATGCGCCTGCCTTGAGCGCCGCCTCGGCGACTTCGTTGCTGACTTTCAAGGTGCCAGGCTCATATTTCGCGGTACGCAGATCATCGATCCTGTGGCGATAGGCACGAACGAAGGTGACCGTCTGCATTTATTCTGCTCCTGTTGTTTTCGAGCGCTTCACCACTCGATCCACCGCCCGGCGCACGAGCTGCTCGACCTCCTTGCGCTTGGCGTCTCTGGCCGGCTGCATGTACGGTCGTGCGGCCATCTTGCTCGTACCGAATTCAAGCGCCGCAGCGTAGGGTGCGTTGCTGCTGACCTCGACGACCAGCGGCGCGATCTGGTTCGTTTCGATGTTGCCAGCCAGCGTGCCCGTGTCGTTGTTAGGCGGATCACCTGGGGCAGATGGCAAGTGCTTCTTGCCGCTGACCGATCCGGCAGTGATAAGAATCTGGGCCTCGACCTGAATGGCCTCGCCGCCTGCAAACAGCGCTTTACCCACTTCCCGGACCATCTCAGGCCCGCTGAGTTTCTTCAGCCGCCCAAGGTGGGCCTTCGCACCAATGAGCCTCGACTTAGCCACGGCGGCCGCGCCCCACCCATCCCGCGGCGACAGGATCACGCTCAAGCATGTCCACCGACCAGGTATCAGCGAACGGACCCTCAAGCACTTGAATGCGCGCCTCGGTGTTCAGATCGCCATCCAGAGTGGAAGCCAGGATAATAAACCGCACGTCGGTCTGCGCGAAGTCGGGCGCAGTGCGCATGGCATCGGTAGCACTATCGATCTGCACGCTACAGGTACGGTGCACGACGCCACCGGGGGCGGTAATCGAACCGCCATCGTCATAGACAGGCGCGACTTGCTCGATCGTGCGGGCATCATGATATGGGCCGCCGAGCACACCGGAAAAGGCAAGCCCAATCTCACCGAAGGCCGCTGCCAGGTCCATCAGAAGCAACCTACGAGGCGCGGGCCTCCGAATAGGCGCCGCTGAATGGCCGCGAACTGCTGGCCGTATTGCGTAGACTGATACCCGCCCTTGACGCGCTGACTGACAACGCTCTCGGAAATCGTCGCATCGAAGGTGCCGCTCTTAAAGCGCGTGGCACCGGTGGCCGCGATCGTTGCCGCAGCGGACGAGATGCCGATGCCGTTGGTCGCCAGCAAGTGGGCCGTTAGGAACTCGGTGGCGTCCTGCTGGTCATCACCATACCTCTCGCCGACCTGACGCTCTGCCTTTGTTGCCCAAGCGTCGTAAGGCTCGTCGGTGAGCGTGGCGAATGCCGGGAACAGCACCTTGAACGCAGCGAGGGTGGGGCGGGTGTACGTCACTGCCGGTCCTTACGAAGAAGGGCCGCCGCGACTGTGCGAGGCGGCCCCTTAGGTTGCTGCGGGAGAGGAAGCGTTACTTGGTGGGCTTCGTCAGCTTGGCGACCTGATCGGTGAGGTCGGCCTTGTCCTTGGCGAGGCCATCGCGCTCGGCCGTCAGCTTGGCGACCTGATCGGTGAGGTCGGCGACCGTGCTGTTCAACAGGTCGATGTCGCCCGCGTCGAACTCCGGCTCAGCAGGCGCCGACGACTTGCTTCCCAGATCAGGCACTTCGCCAATGATCTTGTCGGGATCGAGCCGCGCGCTCTGACCGGGATCGATCCATACCATGCCGCCTTCAGTACGGATGCCGCGCGTGCCGGGCGTATAGTTCGTGAAGGTCTTCATGGCTCAAACTCCGTCCACGAAGGTGATGGCCTTCGGAATGCGGTTCTCGTAGCCGCCGATGTTCATCAGGCCGGGCACTTCCCACGAGAACGGCCCCTTTTGCCAGGCAGAGAACAGCTGGTGACCGCCGCCAGGCAAGTGGAACTTGTGGACCTCGTTGGTGTTCGCGTAGGCGATCATACGCTTGGTCCCGCCCGAACCCGCGGTTTCCAAATGGCGCGACTTCTTGATGGTGATGTTGCCCACTACCGAGTTCTGCTCAAGGTAGCGCAGGAGCGACATGCCGGTATCGTCCACCCGGCGCGAAGCCATCGAGTTGTAGACCGAGGTCGGAACCGCCAGCGTGTCAGCCTGGTAGGTCTCGCCCGTGTTGACCTCAACCGAGGTGATCGCGTCGTTGATGACTGCGATAGCCTGGTCCGCTGTACCGCCAACGATGGTCTGAGCGGCGGTCGTGGTGGTCGCTAGCGGATTGTTGATGAAGCCGGTCGTGAACTTCAGCCCATCGCCCTTGATGGCAGTGCGATGGATGAAGCGCTCAGCAGTCTTGGTCGCTGCGTCGGCCTTCTCGGCAATGACGTTGATGCCGAGCTGTTGGCCGCGTTCCAGATCGAGGCGGTTCCACTTGTAGCCGATCCCGGCCATGTGGTTTTCCTGCAAGAACTGCGTCCGGCTGACATCTGCATATGGCATGTCATCAGACGCCACATCGAACCACTCGGGCTTACCAGCGATGTCACCGGAGTAGAAAAGCGAGCCGGCAGCCCAGATCGTGCCCGTGGTGTCGACCGGCATGAACTCGGCATAGTCGGCAAGCGGGTACTTCACCATGTACACGCCCTGCTCGACGCGCATCAGCTGCGGCGCGAGAAAGGCCATGGTCTGCTGCGCATCATTCAGGTCGACGCCCTGAATGCCGTCCGCAAAGCTGACGCCAGGGCACTCGGGGTTGGCATCCAAGTAAGCCACCGCCGCCACGACGGAATCGAAGATCATCTTGGTCATCTCAGGCACCTCAGCGGCGCACGATGCGAGCAAGGCCCGCAGCGGCAATGGTTTCGTCGAACTCCCAACCGGTCGCAGCGGTATTGCCCGAGGACGAGTTGGTGATGGCGCCCGCGCTGGTCACATAGACCGGATCGCCATCGGCTACCGCGACCGCCGCGCTCACCCAAAGCTTGCCCCGGTTCTTGATCCGCAGGCTGTCTCCGGTGATAAAGGTATCCGCTGCCCGCGCGGCGGTGACGGGTAGCCCCTTGTTGGCAATCGTGAAGCCGAGCAGCGTGCCGGCTGCTGGCGTGGTCACAACACCGCGATCATTCGTGCCGCGGTAGACCGCCTTGCCGAAGCCGCAGGTCGCGGATTCGAGCGTGCGAGTGATGATGTTCGAAAGTTCACCATCGGCTTCCATGCCTGCGTAGGCGTAAGCCGGGTCTTCCACGAACGTGCTCTGAAGAACTGCCATGGTCGTCTCTCCTTAGGCGGCCTGGCCGCGATGGGCATTCTGCTTGTCGGCAAGCCACTGCGCGCGCGCGTTCGCCACAGCTGCACCGCTATCAGCAACGATGCGGGGTGCGCCGAGCGGCTGCACTGGAGGCTTGGCGTCCTTCGTGAGCGCGGTGAACGCTCCCTCGATCGCAGCGTCGGCCATGTCCTTAGCGGCATCGCCAAGCCTCGCAGTAACGGCTTCCTTTCGGATTTCCGCATCAGTCTTGCCGTCCGTGACGATACTCGGAGCCAGAACCTTCGCTTTGCCGATCACGTCCGCGCGAGCATCAGCAAGCGCCTGCAGCTTGGCCGGGGTGACTTCCGCGTCCTTGAGCTGCTGCGCCAAAGCTGCAATCTCGCCGTCCTTGGTCTGGACAGCCGTGGTTGCGGTGGCCAGATCAGCGGTGAGCGCGCCCACCTTGGCCTGTGCATCCGCGAGCGAAGTGTTGAGGGCGCCGACCGCGAGGGCAACAGCCGCGCCGTCGCTCAGGTCAACGTCCTTGGCGTCGCCAATCGTGATCTTCATCTTCGGTTTCTCCGGGGTAGTGCGCTCGTCTATGATGCGCAGGTTCGAACCGCCCCGGGCGACGGGCACGGCAGCGAGGTGATTGTAGCGAAAGTTTTTTGCTACGAAGTCGTAGGGCTGGCCGTTGTGCTCGCCCGCATCCGCGACCATTTCGGCGGTATAGCCAAGGCTGAATTCACGGTGATCGGACTGCACCTGCTCAATGGCAGTGGCATCCATGATCTTGATCGGCACGCGCACAAACTCGCCGTCGCGCACGATCTCGTCACCGACATCGCCCACAGCGAGCTTCTTCCAATTCGTGGATTGGACTGGCGTGGTGGGGTGCTTGATCGTGACAGGGCGGTGCGCAAGGCTCGCGAGGGCGTCGCGGTGAAAGACTTCGGCTGCCGGGCGAAACACACGCACGATCTCGTTCGGATCGCGGTCGGTCAGTTCCAGTTCTGCGGCGCGATAGTCTTGGATGTTGTCGGCACGCGCCACTAACGCATCAGCGACGAAGTACCCGTCTTTGGTAATGCGTGCTGTGCCAGCAATCTGTGCGCGGTCGAAGAGCATGCCCCGCACGGTATTAGACCGCAAGGCATGGGGTTACCGCCGTTGGTAGGCGGGCTTGTAATTCTGGGACAGCGCGTACTCTATGGCCGCAACCGAGCCGCAGATATGATAGCCGTGCTTTCCGGGGATCAGTATGAGGCGCGTCGGTCTGTCTTCCGCGAATTTTATGGGAACCGGCTCTGATAATAGAACCTTGCGGCGCAACCAACCAAACATCACCCTTGCTCCAGCACCGCTTGCAGTTGAAGTTTCACGCACTCCGATGCCTCGTCTACAGCCGCAGACATGTCGAACCAGCGAAAGAAGGGCATATCCCGCACTTCCGCAAGGATGGCCTGGTTGATGAGGTCGACGATGTGCCGCTCTTCTTCCTTCGACATCACCCCTCCTCCAGCGCTGCGTCTATCATGGCGCGATAGACATCGGCCACGATGCTGCTTTCGCATTCGGCCGCCGCGCGATCCATCGCCTCACTAGGCTCCCGGATAGCCTGCAGCACGGCGCGGGCGGCCGATACGTACCAGCGCCCTCTTTTATGCCAGTATATCTGGCCCAGTTCGCTCAATTCTCCTGTCTGATCGAACTCTTCCGGGTAGTCTTCTCGCATGATGGAAAGCGCCGCGCTCTCTATTAGAGAGTAGGGTGGTTCGATGTCTTGCCCCACACGAGCGGCGCGTTCGAGGGGCGTCATGCCGCTTTCCTTTTCTGCTTGGGGACGCCCTTGTTCGTGGTCATAGTGGACGGCGTGGTCATGATGCACTGCATCGTCCATCCCGCCTTCAACCTGTAGTAGAAAGTAGCAATCTCAAGGCCAGCGATCTCGGCAGCCTCCTTCCCTGACATTGTGCGCCCACCCCATTCAACCTTCAAGGTGTCGCTTCGATTGCGCTGCTGCACGACAGGGGTAGCCCAACGAACGTTTCCAGGCTCGTAGTATCCGTCTACGTCCTCGCGGTCCAAGGTGTGGGACAGCGATGGACGATCGCCAACATCTGCGGCGAACGCCTCAAAATCACTCCTCCAACGCTCGCAGACCCGAATACCCCGCCCGCCGTATCTCTCGTACCAAGTATGATTGGGGTTCTCACAACGCTGGATCATTGCCTTCCAGATGTTGAACAGAGGGTGCTTTCCGGAGTGTCCTTTCGCTGGCCGCGATTTCTCGCGGCACGGCGGACACATGGGCTCGTTCTGATTGCGCAAATTCGTGATGAAATAGGCTCTTTCGTCGCCGCAATCACATCGACAATCGACAATCGAGGAGCGCCCCTCTGCCCGAGAAGACGATATGACTGTGACGCGGCCAAACCTCTTTCCGATTGGCGCGACACGCGATATTCCGGCTTTAGGCATTATGGTCCTCCAATGACCTTTTGCTTAGGGCTGGGGTGATGGTTCCAACATCATCTCAGCCCGCAAGATATAGCATTTCTGCCGAATCATGGCTAGTCTTCGAACGAAATGATGGCGCGAGAGCGGCATCCGCAATATGGAAGCTGGCCGCATCGATCTTCCGGCGGCTTCATGAGTGTTTTGCCGTTCACCACTTTCCCGACGCGCGACAGATCGTCTGTATAGTAGTTCCCGTTCCGGGCGATGTGAATTTCGCGGCCATGGACCTTCCGACTCCATACCCATTCCCAATCCGGCAGGCCGGCTTCACGACGGCGCTCCTCAGCCAAAGAGGACGTGATCTTGTTGAGTTGGTCGCTCGCCACATTAAGTGACCGGCGACCGCCCATATCGACCGCCTCCCGGATCGTACGCGCCACATCGCGCGCTGGCGTCCGATTGCGCAGGCCATCGAACACAGCCGATCCGACACGCTGGCGCACTTGATCCGGCACGTCACGGATAAGTGCTGTATTCCACTCGATATGTGTCTCAAGGGAAGCGCGCACATCTGCGACCCCCAGCATCGTTTCGAGATCCACACCAGTGGCAGACAGGACCGCGCCGCGCCATTTCGACCGGTGCCATTTCTCAACTGAGAGTGCCCAATTCCTCAGTTCGGGCGTGAGTAACAGCAACAGCCGGCTCACCTGTTCGGAAGCGCTGTCGATCTCTGCTTTCACATTCGCTGGGGCATCGGTGGTCATCTCGGCTATCGTGCGAGCGTAGGCGTCTTCGATCCGAGGCAGGGCGGCAGCCCATGCGGCGATGACGTGGGAGTAGGTCGAGCGATAGAGGTTCGTTGCCAGCACCGCCGGTGGCGCGATGTCGCGCAGGACGATGCTCGATCGGCGGATGCCCGGGTTAGCGCGGCGCGCAAGCGTGGCGAGGTTGTACCTCACTCTTCAGCAATGCCGCTCTTCCAATCCAAGTCCAGCGGCTCGAACAGTTCTGGCCCGAACTCCAACGCACCAGAGTACGGCTTCACCGCCGCCAGATCGAAGTCGGCCGGCACCTCATAGGACAGCGTGACATGCGGCTGATACGTGTCGAAGTCGTGCGATCCGCCTGCTTCGACCATTGACCGGTGACGGCTCTCGATCTCCCACGAGGCGAACAGCAGCACGACGGCGCTATCCCCCAGGCGCTCTACAGCGCGCGGGCCGCCCGGCTTGATGCGCAGGTTGCCCTTGTCGTCGCCGCTCCAGCTATCGCCCATCTTCATGGGGTCGACCGGGGTGCGCGAGTACAGCACCGTGACGTGCATATCGCCAGCGGGAAGGGTGGACTTGAGCCCCTGCGCCTTGGCCCACGCGATCACATCGGCGGCGTTCAAGAGCTTGCGCTGCACATAGAGCGGGCGAGGCTGCGCGTCGGAGAAGAACCCATCATTTGCAGCACGGCGGAGCGGCTCGCTTCCAATCGAACCGCCCGCGCCGCGAGATACGGGATCACCTCCTTTCGCCTGCAACGCTGACGGGTCGGTGCCGTCTGCCGGGGGATTCAGACCGAAACGCTCGGCTTCCGGGATCTCCGCCAGCGCCTGGTCGAGCCCGGGGATATACTCGCGCTCGGACATGAGGTTCTGCACACCCTTAGCCATCGCCTCATCAGGGATGGTGCCGGTTGCCTGCAGCGCTGTGACGGCTTCCATCGTAGTCTTGAAAGTATCCGCCTCTTCCTTTTCGGAGGGGACAGATAGTGGCGCGAACTTCCAAGTGACCTTCGCCGGATCAACGCCGGCCGATCGCAACAGGAACGGGTCCAGCTTTTCCAGGCAGGGCCGCGTCTCAAGTTTCTGGCCAGAGACCACCATCTTATTCCAGTTATCGGAATCGTGCTGCCCTGTGGCGTTCATGCCTGCCGGCGAGCGACCCATCAGCCGCGTGAACGGGATGTCGGATACTGCAGCAACGCGCTGGTCGAAGGCATCCATCATGGCCGGAATGCCAGCCCACGTGACCTGATAGTCGGTGATCGTCTCGCCAGCATCATCAGCGCCACCGGAGGAGCGGTAGACTGTGGCGTTGAGGCTGCTTTCGCCAAGCGCGATGACCTCGATGCGCTTGTTCAACTGGTCAGGATCGCGGCTGTCCAGATCGGGGATGCCAATGCGCAGGAGCTTGGCCTTGCGCACCAGGGCCGCAAACCACGCCTGCGTCTCGTCGGAGCGCGTAACCTCAGTGTAGACACGCAGGAGGCGACTATCGCCCCAGAACGCCTCTTCGTCGCTGACAGCGGCACCGGCGGGTAGACGCGCGCCACGAAAGCAGATGACCCGGCTCGGGTGGATAGGCTTTCGCGACCCGTTCCCGCCGTCCATCTCCCACATCGTGGGCTCACCGTACTGGGGCGAGGCAAGGTCCTTGATCCAGTCCTTGCCGGTGATCTGCCAGCGCGAGACGACGTTGATCGCAACGATGCCGCCCTTAGCGATCTGCTCAGGCTTGAGTTCTTCGCCGTGATCGCCAGCGGTGATGATGACCAGTGCGCCGCCACCGATGCCTCGCAGGTTCTCGGCTTCCTGCACCTTGGCGATCAGCGCGAGGCGGTTCTCTTCGGCCTCGATAGCGGTGATCTGATCGGCTTCCGCCTGCCAGTCGCGCCATTCACGCACCCGATCCTCAGCAGGGATCGAGATGACCTTCTTCATCATCCCGCTGGCCATGTAGGCGGCAATGGCCAGCTGATGCGTAAAAACCCCGGGGAGAGCGGTAGATGTTGCGCCCATGCGCCCGAACGGGTTGAGGCGGCCGACAGCCTCTATCGCGCCGCGGAGGTTGTCATTGATCCAGGCCATGCAGGGGAGGGTATGGCGCGGCGGGGCGAGGGATTACCGCTCTTGGCTAGAGTAATCCGTCCATATTGTAGCGCTTAGTCTGCGATACGACTTGAAAGGCGCGTGACGTGCTGTCTGGGTCATCATCGTGCTTGGCAACCGGGAAGCCCTCAAGCGCGGTGAACCATCGGTCGTTCCATGGCGCTCGTAGCACATCCACGTTGCCAGCCTCTGCCTGCGCAGAAAATGGCCCAAAACGCGTCACCTTGTCGCCGGTCTCAGTCGACGATCGCACGGTGTAGCCCGAGAGCATCAGCGTGAGGGCCTTCACCTGGCTCTTGCCTGCCTGCCCCGGGTCCTGCGGGAGCGAGATCGTGGTAGCTTTGCCATCCTCGGCGGCGGTGTTCATGATGAACCGCTCGACACCGGCCGGTGTGGACTGCGTGCTGCGGTTGTCGACCACGATGTAACGACCATCTGGCATGCGGCCGATCTTTGTGGCGCTGGTCGCATCAGGATCGGGGTTGTCGGGCGTTGGCGGGGTGGCTGCAAGGTCATAGCCACGGCCGAACACGGTGCCGGCGGGCACGGCGTCTACGACACGGCACCATGCGCGCTGAAAATACAGGCCTGCAGCGGGCCTGATCTTCCAGTTGCCGCCTAACAGACGCTCTCGCTCGACCAAGGGCAGCGCAAGCAGCGAGGCCATGTAACCCGGATCGGCGGCCATCAGCGCCTTATTGTCCGTCAGCTTGGCTGGGATGAACGTCAGCGACTTCGGCGGGATCGGAACGCTCTCGCCAGCATCGTTGAGCATCTGGTACTGCTCAAGCTCTTCGGGACTATCAGCCCAGCGCAGGTCCTCGCCCACGCGCACGAACCAACGCAGCTTGCCGGCGCGATCAGGAATGGGAAGGCCCGTGTCCTGGTCGATCCACCACGCAATGAGCCCGGCAACCCAGCTATCGGCATCGGGGTTGCACGTCGCGCGGATGTACGGGCGGACCCCGCACATCGAGCGGTTCCGGCTGACCATGTACCAGAACTGCACCGCACTGAAGTGTGTCAGCTCGTCGAAGCAGATGAGCGGAATCTGCGAGCCCTGCCAGTTGAACCGGGTCTTATCGTGCTCAAGGTGGGCGAAGCTGACAGACGCCCCCGATGGGAACGACCATGATAGCGTGTGCTCCTTGGGCTCCGCGGCCAGTAGCGGATAGAGTGTGGTGCTCTCGTCCCATAGTCCGCCCTCGTTGCGGATCTGGACCGTGGAGCGGCGGAAGAACACCGCACCGAAGCCGGGATTGCTGACGTGGCGCAGCGGCTCCATGAGCAGACCCCACGTCTTCCCGCCGCCCGCGCCACCGCCGTAGATGACGATGTCGGCGGGCGATGACAGAAACGCAGTCTGGGGGCCGGACTGGGGCTTGATAGTCTCGGCGGTGATCTCCGGCCCGCCGTTATGTCCTATGCCTGGTGTAATGGAGGTGTGGGCGTTCACGGGGTGTTCGACGTGCCCTTGCTTGCCGCTATGGCGAAATCTCGCTCATGGCCGATCACGCGATAGGCCGTAATCTCATTCCATTCGCAGAAATGATCGTCCTGCGCCTCATCGTCGAAGACCTTGTGCTCGCAATTCCACGGGCGGAGAAGAAGCTGGCCGCGATACAGCACGAGGCATTCCACATACTCGTAGCTTGCGAGCCCCGGCTTTGCGGGCATTTCCTCAATGCTCTTCGGCGCAATCCATGCTTGGGCGATCGCACTCATGCATCCCTCCCATTGTCCGGCAGTGCGAACACGGCCACAGCCGGTGCCGCCGCGGGAAGGTCCTTCCCATCCTTGCCGGTCAATTCGCGCCTATTGGTGTAAGCGTTCCCCATTTCCTCCGCCGCCTGCTTGTGCAACTGCGCGGCCAGCGGGAAGTTGCCCTTGCGCTCGGCGGCGGTAGCCATGCGCTGGAGGGCGCGCAGCCGAGTAGACCGATGAGAGATCGGAATGTGAGACGAATCTTCGGTGAACGCCTTGCGCGCCGCGCCGAACATCACACGCCACTTCTCGGACAGGTTACGCCCGGCGTGCTTGGTCGGGTCATACGTCTGGATCGCCTGCGGGGTCAGTTCAATCCCGAATTCATCCTTGAGGGCGGTAGCGACCTGCGAAGGGCTGTCGAAAGATGCAAGAGCTTGGATTACGTAGGCTTTCACCTCATCCGTCATGGCTTTGTTCCGGGCGGCCATATTCAAGCAACCTTCAATGAGCAGGTACCACAGACACCGGCAATCGATGCGCGTCCGATGGTCGGGCCAGCCTTCGCAGCGTCGACCATTGCGGACACGCCAGCGGCCTCCGCGCCATACCGAGCAACGACGCCGACGAACTCTTCCACATCGTGCCCACGCATGGCGAATGCAGGCGTGCCGTCCTGCCTGAACTTGGGCATGCCGAATTCGTCCAACTTCGTGCCGCAGTGGTAGAGTTCGTGCTCCACCAGGGCGCAGAACGAAGGATCGTCCAGCCCGGCTGCAGCAGGAGCACTGAAGGTCAGCAGGAAGTCGGGCATGCCATCGAACCATTCCTCGATTTGCTGGATCGCTCGGGCCTTCTGCCACTTGCCCATTGCCATCGGCGGCATCAGCTCGGCTTGGCCAATGACGGCGCGCATCTGGCGGATGTTGTCGCAATTAGTCCAGAGCACCCCGAGGTAAGCATCACGAAGGTGGACGTGCTCGATGTTGAAGAGCAGGCTGGCCTCGTCGAGGAACGTGGCGCGAATCCATTCGAGCATGTCCGGCGCGGGGACGAACCGGTCGGCCATCTCCAGCTCGGACAGCGTCGCAAGGTCTTCGGGCGGATAAGGCCTCACCGTCCATGCTCCCGCAAATACCGTTTGCGCGCCTCGGCCATGCGCTTGGCTCCCAACGCCTTGCGCCAGGCCATCGCGGTGGACTTGCCCCAGATGTTCTCCACCCGACGCCAGCCATGCGCAGCGAACTTCTCGAGAAACTCGGGCGGGATCGGCTTGGGCGCCGAGGTGGGTAGAAGCTTACGCGTCATCTCTAGCCTCGTCTTCGTCGATGATGCAGAACCCGTGGGCCGCGGCGATCTTGAAATCCTCGTAGACCTCTCGGCGCGCCTGCTCGGTCGCGCGGTTCCATGCCCGGCGGATGTGCGTAGCGAGGGTGCTATCGGTGTCCTCGTCGTCGAACCTGGCGCCAGTGCTGTATCGATGCTGGGTTACGACTTCTCGGCACTCGTTAACGGACAGGTGCTCGCGGGCGGCGCGCTTGAGGAGCGGCAGGGCCTCGTCTTTGGGTAGGCTGGCGACCGCCGCATGATGCTCAACCGAAAGCGTCGCGTCGCGCAGTGCTGGCGGGAAGGTCATTGCAGCCTTCAGCGCATCCTTCAAGCGCTTGGGAGCGAGGCCTAGGTTCTCCGAAAGAAAGTCGAACTTCGCTTGGCTAAGGTGACCGGCGCTCTTCCCCTCTGCCATCCAATCAGCGAGCGCCCAATCCACTTCCCGCCGCCTCTCAACGAGAGAGCGTCCTCGATCGACCCATTGGCCGAGAGCGTGCGCGCACGGAGAGGCGGGCTCAATCCTGGTAACAGCGTTCATCTCATCCCCCTATGCCGAGTTCCCACTTCCGGCGCCCAATGAGCCAGCGCGTAAGCCCGATGGAAATTCCGATAGCGCGCGGCCTGCGAACTCATCTTGCGCATATCGAGATCGGCCGGGAGCACGGTCGTCACCGCGCCGTCCTTGATCGCGATGTGGTGGCCGCTCGATATGCGCACCCACACGTCTGCAGCGCGAGCGAACTGGGCCGCTCGATCGACCGCGGCGCATGAGAGGATGCTCAAGGCGTCCTCTCTCGACCTGACGCCGGGGATGCGCTCTAGAGCTCGCTGGATGGCGTGGTTGGTGACGTGGACCATCACTCCCCCCTCATGCTGCGGATTGCGGTGGCGATCATGCCTTCTGTCCTTCCGTTGCGGGCTCGGGCGCGCGATCAGGCATCCCGATGATTTGAAGGATTTCCTGCACAATGGCCTGGACGAAATATGCCTCCGCTTCCCGCCCAGGCGTGTCCTCGCCAATGGCCTCCCAAAGGTACTGCGCGACATGGACAGCTTCGTGCGCGACCAGAGCGGCAATGCAGGGCCAGCTCAGCGCTTCATCGTACCGCAGGCAGATCAGGTAGGTGCGATAACGGTTCGCCTTGGGCTCGGGGAACCTCCAGACCCGTGCGCCATTCACGTCGCACCAAGGCGTCTCGATTGGATCGTCGGTCAGATCACGCCACTCGCGATACAGCGCCTTCTCGCCCGTGCAGTAGCCGATATTGCAGGGGAAGTGCCCGCCAGCGCGAAGGTAATAGGTACGCTCTCTCACCCGCCATTCTCCCGGATTGCCCGCAAGGCTTGTTTACGAACATCATCCAGCGCTTCGGCCAGCGTGGACGGCTGCGGCAGGTCGGCGTGAAGCCCGCTGTTGAACCGTTCGTCAGTGTGAACGAGCTTGATGTGCTCGCTCCCGGGTGTCGGCGCACAGGAGGCATCGCAACTCACTTGGCACTCGCTGATGCTGAACCACCAACCGGGAAGGTAGGCTTTGAACCGGGCGATTGCGTCCTCAAGCCCTGTTGCGGGCGATTTCTGCCACTCAGCCATGTGGAGTGCTTTCGTTGGGGGTGGGGTCGAGTGTTCCTTGATCGCGACTGATCCCGAGGTACTTCTCGACCTTGGCCCGCTTGGCGCCCATCACTCGGTTATCGGGGACGAGCGGAACGTCAGGCAGCAAGCCTTCCTCGACCAGCCAATCGATCATCGCGTACAGATCGTGCAGCTCTTCGATGATGCGTTCGCCGTTGGTGAGGCTTTGCCCCGCCTGCACCTCGCTCACACCGAAGCGCATTGCCTTGGTTACGCGATGCCCGACCTCCATCGCTTCCTCAGCGGCGATCGTCATCAAGTGCTCTTCGTACTTCACAATCCCTCTCCCTGTGTCTGTGCCATGGTCATGGTGGTGGGGGTCATCGGCCCGCTTCCTTCAGCGCGTGTGCGGCAATCATGGGATTGAGGTCCGGAAACTCTCCGGCACGATAGCGGCGCTCCAGTTCAGCGCGTGTCATCCCGTTGGCTACGTGGCCCAGAAACATGCCGTTACCCTTGCCAATGGCTCGGTCGATGCGGCCCCGGTCGGTCGCCGAAGTGGTGCGAAACAGGTCAGACATGGGCATTGTCCACGTCCACGGTCTTCGCGCGCGTATACCCTTTATATCTCTCCCCCTTCTCCGTTCTTTCTTTTCTTGTATTATAAGAGTGGAATAAGTGGACAGAGCTGCATGGCGCTGAAAACAAACGGAAATTCCTGTCCACGGATGGTGTTGGATTATCCGTGGTTCCACGCGTGGACATGGTGATTGCCAAACCGGCCGTTAATGAAAGCGGAGGCGCGTATGAACGGCGCGCACGTGTCCACGGATAGCTATGCGTGGACATTGCATTGGCGTGGACGGTAGTGTGGACGCTCATTCGCCTTCTCCTGGTCTGACCCAGACCCGGTAGGTTTTTCGATCCTCGTCCTTGGGGTACTGTGCCCTCCAGCCTAGCGTGCGCATGACCTTACCCATGCGCCTCTCGAAACCCTTGTCACCAAGGCGCTCCTCAGGAATGCCGAGCAACTTTAGCGCGGATGAGGTCTTGATGCGCGTATAAGGGAGGAGTTTTTCCTCCATCAGCTCTGTCCAGATATCGCCTTTTTCGCGAGCCCCAACTGCGGCACAGGCTAGCGCCTCCTCGCGATCGTCGAGCCACCATTGCTCGCCCGCTCGATAGGCGTGGACGGCCTCTGCCCAGATCTGGTCCCGCTTGGCGGCGAGCATATCCAGATCGACTTTCGTGACGTTGATCGGCCAATAGCGGCGATTGCCGGTGGTATCTGCGAAGTAGCCCAGGCCATCGGGATTATATGTACCGATGAAGATGATGCCTCGGGGGTGATCAGACGAGGACCGAGCGTAGTTCAGCGCAACGCGATCGGTGCGCATCGTGATCAGGCCCTTCACCTTCTCTTCGTCATGACGCAGTGCGGCGACGAACTCAGCGAGCTCGACGACCCACTTGCCCATGATGTTCATCACCATGTGCTTGTGGTTCGCGAACACGTCGATCGATTCGAGCGTGAACTCCTGGCCGAACAGCGCTGCGATCGCAGACGATTTGCGGATGCCCTGCGGACCTTCTAGGATCAGCACGGTATCGACCTTGCAGCCCGGCTGAAATGCCCGCGCGACGGCGGCGATCAGGGTCTTGCGTCCGGCGATCGAAGTGAACGGCTTGTCTGGGGCACCGAGGCAGGCCTTGAGCCAATGATCCAACCGCTTGCGGCCATCCCATTCGAGCCCACTCAGGTAATCGCGGACGGGATGATAAGAGTGCCGGCGAGCGTGGCGGATCACGGCCGGCAGCACATCGCGGGCGTTCGCCTCGAAGCCGGCTGACTCAAGGATCACCCGAATGTCTATCAGGTGGTGCTCTTCGAGAGGCTTGCCGTTCCACTCGACGACTTGCGATAGATCGTTGAACCGGATGGTCGCGCCGAGTTCACGGATATTCTCAAGGCACAGCATCAGATTGGTGACGGTCTTTTTGGGACCCTGCTTGCCGGTCTGAAGCTTCCCCTTCCACGCATCCAGGCTAATCACGTTCTCGGCCATCATAGCGCCCCTCCCGTGGCACGAGGTAGCCGGGCAGCGCGCATAATCACCTTGTTCACGACTTGTGGATTGATACCCTGGCACTCGATGTGCTCAGGCAGTTCGGACGGACGCCAAGTTATGTCCGTCACGGATGTGAGGACCAGTGCGCCAGGTGTCTCATCCACCTCCGCCGGCGCCTTGTTCCAGCGCTGTTGTTTGGCCAACTGGCGGCGCGAGAGGTACTGCGCGCGGTTGATAGCCCAGCGCTGAAAGAACTGGCGCGGACTTGAGAACAGGACGTTGGCTCCGTCGCGTAGAGTGCTCACCATCTTGGCGGCATCATCACCCAGGATCGTCGCGCGATCGGCGTTCGGCTCCCACGCGACAACGGCGTCGATCGCCAGCCAGTCGCCGTCCGGTTCGTCGAAGAACTTGGGTGCCGGTAGCGCCGCGAGGATGATGGCGGCGCCGTCGATCCGGGCGATACGGAATGGCGCGCAGGCATAGACCGCGCCATGATCGTCGGGCGCGACGCCGAGCGCGCGGTAGATCGCAGGGTGCGTCGGGCGCGCGTTCCACCACACCTTGCCGGGGCAGTCCTTGCCCAACATGTACCAATAGGTCGAGAGGGCGTTATCCATCGATCAGACCCTCAGTCAGCAGTCGGGCACGCACGTCATCGACGGACCTGGCCGCGAATGCGATGCCGCCGGCTCGGCTTTGCGCATTTGCGAAGTTGATCTGCTCTTTCTTAAGCCGATCGGTTCCGGTCTTGGCATCGATCCAGACCGCACGCCCCTTGATGGTGGCGGCGATGTCGAGCGCGCCCTTGGTTCCGAACTTGGCCGGGCGACCGTCGTGGGTGTAGAGCAGTCCGGGCGTGTCGACGGGCACCGACATGCCGCCGATCTGCGCGATGAACAGGCGGATTTCGTTCACTAGGTCGGTGTGGCGAGCGGTCATGCTGCATGCCTCCGCTGCCGAGCCTGCCAGCGGATCATGGCCCAACCCGATTTGTAGCCACGCTCGGCCGCGAGGCGTTGCCAGTCCTCAAGTGAGTGGCAATCGCGCTCCTCCATCTTGCGCTGGCGCTGGATCAGCGTGCGGTCGACTTCCTGAAGGCTACCCTCGACAACCTCGATCTCGCGCGCCTTCACCTCCGCTACATGGCCACACTGTGGGCACTTCGGCGCTGGCCGATAGACGAAGAAGCACCCCGAGCACTGGCGCACAGGCACATCGGTCGGCGCAGCGCGCTGGCGCTTCTCGCGATCGTCGAGGCACCAGTCACGGTCATCGTCAGGAAGACCGTGCGTGAGGCTGTTGCCGGCATGGTCGAGGATGATCGCCTCGGTCTTGCCCGGGGCTGGTCGAAGAGCGCGACCGACCTGTTGCAGATGAAGGCTGAGGGACTTTGTTGGGCGCAACAGGATAGCCGCCTCGATCGCCGGTACGTCAAAGCCTTCGCCGAAGAGGTCGGAGTTGGAAAGGATCAGCGTCTCACCGCGACGGAAACGATCGACCGCGGCGTCTCGCGCGTCCACGGTCATCGAGCCATCGACGTGTTCGGCGGTAATTCCGGCGGCGCGGAACTGCGCAGCGATCGACTTGCTGTTCTCGACACCGGCGGCGAATGCGACCGCTCGCTTGCCGGCGCAGAGCTTGAGATAGTGCCCTATCGCGTCGCCCACGATCTGCGGACGGTCCATGGCCTTCGCGAGGGCATTGCGCTTGAAGTCGCCGCCAGTCACGCCGACACCGGAAAGGTCGGGCTGCGACGGCGCGAACAGACGATACTTGGAGAGGGAGCCGTTCTCGATCAGCTCGCCGGTCGAGGGGCCAAGGACCATGTGCTCGAACCACCGGCCCAGACCAACGCCATCAAGGCGCCACGGGGTCGCGGTGAGGCCGAGCACCCGCGCCTTCGGGAAACGATCGTAGATTGCCTGCCACGTATCGGAGCCGATGTGGTGGCACTCGTCGAATACGATCAGGTCGGGCTCGGGCAGTTCGTCAAGGCGGCGAATGATCGTCTGCACGCTCGCGACCTGTACCAGCGCATGCGGATTTGAGACGTGCCCCGCCTGAACTGTGCCATGCGGAATGCCGAGACTGTAGAAGGTCTGGCTGGCCTGGCTGACGAGTTCGCGGCGGTGGCATATCCACCACGTCACATTGCCCTTGGCCGACGCCCCATGCACCACGGTCGAAGCCGTCACCGTCTTGCCCGCGCCGGTCGGCATGCACAGCAGAACCGCGCGCATGCGGCGACCGAAGGCCGAGCGGCTCTCTTCGATCACGCGCGATTGGTAGGGGCGGAGATGGATCATGCAGCCAAACCCCATTCCGTTAGCCGTGCCATTCTCCGTCTGGCCGGCCTGCGCAGGGCGAAGCTTACCGGCGGCGTCCAATCGGTATCAGCCACGAAGGCCGGCAATTGCGCCGCATAGAGAGACAGCGCCTCGCAAAAGGCTGGAAGCTGCGGGAAAAGCGTCTCGTAAAGCTTGCGATGCCGCAAGACCGACAGCGCACTAGAATGGTCACGCCGGTTGAGCGCACGCGCCATCTGCGGATAGCTGTGTTGGTTATCCCGCGCGACCTGGTAGATTGCGCACCGGATCGCGGAGTAGTGACGCCAGCGCCGATCACCCTTGATCGCGTGCTCACTGATTCCCGACATGCGTGAGGCTATCGTGATGATGTCTGCAACGCGCGCCATCACGCCATCTCGGAAGTAGAGCGCCGCAAAAGCTCCCGACGAAGTTCCATCGAAGAGAACCTTGCCAAGTCGTTGCGATCGATAACTTCAAGGGAGCGGGCGCGCTTTCCGCTGCCTTTTTTGATGTACCCGCGATCCTGAAGGGTGTTGAGTAACCGGGCTATATTGCCCTTTGAGGCCAGTCCCACCCCCTCGGCCATCTGTTCGTATGAAGGCGTAAATCCGCGCTCCGATGTGAACCGCTTGATGAAGTCAAAAAGCTGCTTTTGCTTTTCGGTGAGGCCGGCCATCACTCCATCTCCCCGAAGTCGTCGCCCGTGCCATCGAACTGGTCGCCATGTTCGGCGTCGGAGCGGCCACCTTCGAGGGTGGCGTCTTCCTCGCCGACCATCTGCTCCAGCGCTTCGAGACGGCTGATGCTGGCGGGTGCGGCTTCCTGCGCGCTACCCTCGATCACCTGCGGCTCGAAGCCCTTGGTGGTCATGGTTTCGTCACGAGAGAAGATCGTCTCTTCGAGGTCGGTGGACATGGGCAGGCGCTTGGACAGGCGGCGCATGACGGTCTTTCGGGCCATCTCGTCCCACCAATCCGCCCAAGGCCCCTTGTCCTTCGATCGGCTGACATTGCGGATCTTGTTGATGGTTTCGAGGTCCATCACCTCAAGGAGCTTCTCGCCCTCCTTGAGGACTGCTGTCGCGTAGGCGCCAATCGGCTTACCACGAGGCTGGCCAAGAGGAGGCGGTGTGTGCGTCACGTCCTCGTCAAAGCCGTAGCTCACCACAAAGTGATCGTTCTCGTAGACGACTTGCGCGCTGATCTTCGCGACATCGCCCGACTGCCTGATCTTCTTGAGGATGCCGGCAATCATCGGCATGGCCTGGACCTTCTTGGTCCAACCGCCAGACTTGTCCTTGGTATTGAAGATGACCAGCGCGGCCTCGCGGCCATCGGGCAGCAAGCCATCCTGCGCCAACCGAACCACAGCACCGAACAGCGATCGGCGATCGGCATCGACAAGATCGGGATTATTCTGGATCGCCGTCATGGCGACGCGGCTGAACTTCTCGACAGACACATGCGCTGGCAGCGCAGCCTTGAACTCGGGAGCGAGGGCGGTGAGGTTCTGCCGTATGACAGCCACCGGGTTCGCGTTTGCTTGACTAGCCATTGTTGGTTTCCTCCTCTTTGACCGTGAAACGGCGGTAGGCCTTGCGACCCTTGATGATTTCGCCGGGCTTGGCCTCGCGCTCGGGAACGGCCTTCACCAGCGTTGAGCGGATCACGAAGCCGTCAGCGAAGCCGACCGATGCATCCTTGAGCTTGTCAACCAGCTCGGCTTGCGCGGCTTCCTTGCGGGCGCGCGCCTGGCGCTCTTCCTCGGCAGCAGCGAGCATTTCGGCAGCAGCCATCGCCGCGCGATTGTCGCCATGCAGATCGACTGCCTCCGTGCCTTGGTCGGCATAGAGTTCCTTCAAGACTTCAAGGTCTCGGGTGTACTCAGCCTTGGGCGGCGCACCCTTTGTGACCGACTGCCAGAACTGTTCCGTGCGGCGCTCGGCTTCGGCGTAGAGCTTGGGCCGGAAGTCGTATTGGTACCGCTCCAGCTTGTTTCCGCCGACCAGCACGATCATGTCGAACCATGCGACGCGATCGAGCCCGGAGTAGGTGTTGCCTTGCAGCAGATAGTGCGCAGGCGGCTCGTCACCCCACTTCTTGAACTCCAGCCAATCGACCATCTTGGTTTCGAGGATGCCGGGGCCGCGCTTGGGACAAATGACCTGGCGGTCGGGATGGCCGCCTAGACCCTTGCCATTGCTCAGCGGGCCGGTGTTCTCGCGGTCGGTGTAGCCGTAGCGTTCCTTGGCCGCTTCGATGATCGCAGCTTCGAGGCGCACGCCCCAGTAGACCCGCTCATTCTCAGGCGCGCCATCGTCGGCGATCGCGTTGAACTCGGGTGTGGCGATGTTGCCGGCCTTGCGGTGCCAAAGCTCAAAGCGGGTCAGCCAAGGAGAGCAATCGAACAGCGCCGCGACTTCGGAGCCGCCGACATGCTGTGCGCGGAAGAGGGCGTCGGCAGAGGGGGCGATGTTCACACAACCTCCCGCAACCGAACCGCATCACGGCGCTGGCGCAGCATGTCGGCGGTCTTGGAGAGAGTGCCGATGATCCCGGCCTTCTCAAGCTTGCGAACGTCAGCGTCGGAGCAGTCGCCGTCCGCCAGCAACTCGATAAGCAGCGGCACGCAGCGCGCGATCTCGACGGGCACGGCGGCGCAGTCGATCACGCATTCGCTGTCACGAACCGCCTTCATGCCGATCAGCGCTAGAACGGTATTGAGGCCAGCGGGCCCGAACCGCTCACCGAGTTTGAGCCAGTTCATCAGGCCAAGGTCGTGGTTCTTGTTCTGCGCATTGCCGACAGTTCCGGCGGACACGCCCCATTCCTCGGCCATCTCGGCTTCTGACCAGCCATTGCGATGGGCCGCGACCGTCGTGGCGATCGCTTGACGGAGTGAGCTTTGCTTGAGGCTGGGGGAATTGCCCAGCCCGTTGCTGCGCTGCGTCATTAGACAATATCCTCATGAACACACGACCCCACCCCCGAACCGCCCGCCGCCTCAACGGGGAGGAGGAGCGAGGCGGCGGGCGTACCGACCACAGGGGCGGGCGGTGGGGTGAAGGCGAAGGAAGCGGGGATTGCGCGACCGCACAGAACCAGCGTCGAGCGCAGAGAAATGGTAAAGCGGAACTGGTGCTGACGATCCACGCGTCGCGCCGTCCGGGTCGCAATGCCCTCAATCCGCAGCTTGGGGGTGGCGACGATCATGCTGAGTGCCCCCGCCAGAAGCGCCACTTTGGCTTGGAGGCAGGAGCATGAAGAGAAGCCAGTTCTTCTCGTACTATCGCTCGCAGTGCCTCTGCCGCCTTCGTCGCTTCACGCTCGCGCTCTTCACTGCGAATGATGTCGTTGCACAACTCGATGCATTCGTTGCAGATGAAGACCGTCGGTCCGGCTATCAGCTTGCGCACTTTATGCTGCGACTTGCCGCAGAAGCTGCAGTCGAGCGCGCTCATGCTGCACCCCCTTCCGCCAGCCCCGCCTGCCCCAAAGGGCAACAGATCGAAGCGCTTAGGCCAAATGCGTACTTGATCTTCCTGATTTCCCAGACAGGGTGTGGCTTGGGACATGGGGAGGATTCGGAATGGTGGTGGTTATGCTTACCGAGGCGCCGGTCGCGCGGATTGATGGCGATTGCATCCACATTCAAAGCCGCTCCGGTAAGGAACAGTGGGAAGCCTGCATCAAGCGCAGCGACTTTCGGCGATACATCGAGAAGTCGAAGATCATGCTCGACGACGCCGACCGCGAGCAGGCGCAGATCATTGAACTGCGCGGGAGAGATTGCTGCGTGGGGCATTAAGCTGCACCCCGTAGGGACACGCCATCAAGCAGCTCGTCCGTATTGCAGACTTTTGCGTTGACTAGCGTTCGCCACTCGGTCGCGGGAATGCTGTTGCGCTGCGCCCAGGAACGGACGGTCGTGATCGGCCGCCCGGTCAACTCGACGATGCGATCGTGACCCGCGGCGATCAAAATGTCTCGATGAGTTCGCATGAGCCTGTTATGCATTATGCGTCACAGCAACGCAAGCGCCTTTTGCATAACGAACGCTTCTATGTTCGGCACATGTCCGATCCCGCTGAAAGACTACGAATCGCGCGCCTGCGCGCTGGGTACGAGACAGGCAAGGACGCCGCGCTCGCTTTGGGTTTCCCGGTGTCCACCTATCTCAGCCACGAGAACGGAAGCAGGGGATATCCGGCTAAAAAGGCCGAAATCTACGCGCGTAAGTTCAAGGTGCGCGAGCAATGGCTCCTCTACGGCGTGGGAGAAGCCCCCGGAGAGGCCGGTGACCAGAAAGCCGAGATCATCAATATCTTCGACCACCTTCCGCCGCTGAAGCGAGCGGAAGCCCTCGGATATCTGCGGGGACTCTCCAGGGAAAAATAACGCAGATTGCAGAGCATCATGCTTTTTGCGCGCACGTTATGCATTTTGCGTTTGACTTGGCGTAACGCATAAAGCATAACACCTCCATCAGCCCAGCACTGAGCCGCAAGCGCAGACGTGCCGGGCCACAGCAGCCAACGCTGCTCAGAGGAGGAAGACGATGGGCAAGTTTACTGTCATCGCCGCAGACACTTTCGCTGGTGAAGTGCGTAGCATCGAGAAGATAGAGTGCGACGGCATTAGCATGGCGTTTGAGAGGGCCGGAAAGCTTGCCGCCCACCGAACCGGCGTGATCATTATCGACGAGCACGATGATGTGTGGTTCGAGTTCACGCCGCGCCAGATCGAGCGAATGACCTCTGAGCAGCGGTTGCGGTACCGGCATTACGCCCGTGAGAGAGCCGCGTCGTGAACGCCCTCTCCCCCCTCCCGCTCCACTACGAGCACGAAGTCACGCCCGAGGAGATCGACGCCGACTTCCAGCGTGAAGCCGAGCTGCGCATCCTTGCGCGCGCCATTACGGCCGATGGAGCTCGTTCCGCCCTCAAGGTCTGCCTGACCGATAGGGAGGTGATCGACTGGAACCGGTCGGCACAGCGCTATCTCGACTTCGACGGCGATGACGACGGCGACTTTACCTGCATGGTCGAGGGTCTGGACGGGTGGCTTAATTCCACCGGCTACGGGGTGCCCGGCGAAGATCAGTTCTGGCGGGATAGCGCCTATGCCGAGCGCTCGACGTGGGGAATGGTGTGATGGTTGAAAGCATTACCCTCAAATGGGGTAACCTCAAGGGTTGGAGTAGCCTCACGCCCGCAGCAATCGATGCAGGCCATAGGTTTCTTGAAACGACCGGCATGAGCGCAATGGAGTGGCTTTCTGATCAGCAGAAGGAACTGCTTTGCATCTTTATCGACGCCCTCGGCCCTGACGCGACTATCACGAACGATTGGACGGGTGAGGCAATGAGTAAGGATGAGGCCAAGGCTTACGTCCGCGAGTACGGCGCATGACCCACCTCACCGCCATGGGCACCTTCAGCCTTCTGGACGAGATCGACGACGCGGACCTGTACGGTTTTGCCGCCCGTCGAGCAGCCGAACACCTACGCAAGATGCCTCGCGAACGCCGCGCCCAACTGGAGCGTGAGTGGCGGGGTGATGTGCTGAAAGGGAGTGCCTGAACATGCCTGAAGCGATCCTGAACCAGCCATGGGAAGACATAGCTGACGACGTGACAACCGCCATCGAGAAAGCGGTTCAGCCGTTGCTCAAGAAGGCCATAGACGACATCTACGGCGGGCTGCTCGATGCCACGCAAGATTACCTCATGGACAATCTGGCGTTCAACATCGCCAGTCGGATCAACACGGCGGAACGTGAAGCGTCATTGTCTCGGCAGGAAGCCGCTGGTCTGCGTGAGCGTAATGCCGCTTTGCAGGCGGGACTTAGCGAACTCAGCAAGGCTGTCCACGACCTTATCGACCACAGCGAAGGTGTCGCGGGCCTGCATCTGAACGGCGAATTGGCGCCCTGGCATTCCCTTACCGAAGGTGGTCAATTCGAGGCATGGCTTCTCGCTTTGTCGGATGCCGATGCTATGCTCACCACCTGCCAAGGCACCCCGTCATGAGCCGCGCACCCCTAACCTTCGTTCGCGCAACCGTGACGTGGCGCTTCTGGGCCTTTGGCTGGCATCGCGGCTCTACCAGTAGCGGCAAGTTCATGATCTTCACTATCGGCTTCGGCCCGCTGCGCTTTCAGTTCCTCGAATGGGGGCCGGCCACGCGAAGCCGCCTGCAAGAACTGTCCAGGTCGCTGTCCGTCCCAACGGCGCAGCGCGATTACCGCCATAAGATCGGAGGCACCCCGTCATGAGCGCGCATGAGACACAGGACGGCGCTGTGGAGGCGGTGGCTAGGTTGCGAGCCTACATTGCAGAACACAAGAAGCTCAGAGGCATAGACATAGAGTGCATCCACGGCTTGCATATAGGCACCGAACGCGAGTGCGAATTGCGGCTGTCTGACATCGAGGCCGTGATAGCCGCCATGCCCGATCAGGGTAAGTTGGTGGAGGAATTGGTCGAAGGCCTCACCAAGATTGACGAAGCGCTCTGGAAGGTCAGCGGCAAGCGCCCGAAACGCGATCCGAGCGCCTTTGTTGGTATGCTCGACGAGATCGAGGAAATCACAACTACCCTTCTCACCCGCGCCCGCAAGATCGGAGGTGGGGAGTGACTGTCCATTACCCAGAGCGACCCGCTGATTTACAACTTGGTTTGGAACAATGGTCATGGGCCGAAGCCGAGTTCTGCGACATCATGTCTAAGAAGTATCGCGGCGAATTTCTGGATGGCTGGAAGAACAGGCCGGATCACCCTGATAACGCGTTGATGCAGGCCAAGTGCCTGATCCACGCTGAGTGCTGGGAGCAGTTCGCCCGGCATCTCCGGAATTCGTACTATGTCCGCAAGGAGCGCGAGGCTTACAGTCAGGTGACGCCATGATCCGCGCCACCCTCGCCACCCTAGCCCTCGTCATCGCCTGCGCTGTGTTCGGTACAGACCCCGCACCGCTTCACGAGGCCGTGATGTCCGATGGCTTCACTGCGTTGATCCTCGCTTTGATCGGCGCGCTTATCGTCAGTTTGGTTGTGCTCTGGCTGTCGAAGCCGGGGCGGGAAGATGGAGAGGTTTGATGGAACAGGGCGCTTCATCTGGCGATGATCGGGCTACCGCTGCGGAGCCCGCGGTCTCCGCCCTTCGGGACGGTATCCCTAGCGCGGTTACTCTCGTGGTCTGCGGCACCCATGAACCATGCGACCACGACTTCCAAGGTTGGCGCGAGTTCGATGACAGCTGTGGCGGAGAAGCCGTGTGCAGCAAGTGCGGCATTGGCGTGATGGCATACGCCCTCAGCTTGGATTTCTGACATGGTAGACTCGACAGTCACGACCGTGACCACCTTATTCGCCAGCGAAATGATCGCCACGTTGAGGTCAAAAGCGAAAGATTTTGAGCGGGAAGCAGAAGTCAAGCGCCGCCAAGCACGCGAGATCGAAATCCGCGCATCCGAGATGTATGACGCATACATCTCGTTCGACTTGCTTGCTGACAAAATGGAAAAGCGGCTTGCGCAAGCGATCGAAGCCCGCAGGGCGGAGCCCGGCACGGGTTCCGTTCACGAGAGCGCGGTCCGTCAGGATGCGCCCCATGCCTAGCGCTCGCTACCACAGCAGCCCGCCTTGCCCGACACTGACCGGCAAGCGCTGTTCCGGCCTCACCCGCGAGCAGATCGACGGGCCTCTGCACCGTGATGGTCCGGGGTTCGGCATGACGCTGTTGCTGGCCGGCCTCTCTTCCATCCTGTTCTTCGCCTTCGTGGCGTGGCTATATTTCGGAGCGTTCTGATGACCGACCAGCACAAGAGTGAGCCGAGCGCGGGGGAGCCGGTGGATCAACATGGGATCTCTGCTTGCCCATTTTGCGGAGAAAGGCTGATTTATTCATCCGGCAAATTCAACAAGGTTGGTTATTGCCGCACGGAAGGATGCTGGCTTGCAGATCGCAAGATTACGGTGCCGACCGATGATCCTCGCCAAGTCCAGCAATTCAACACCCGCCCATCCCCGGCACCCGACAAGATCGCGCCGGGTGGGGAGGCTAATGGCAATGGATGGGTTTTCTGGAATCCTGACAGCGGCGAAGAGTACGCGCCGAACCATCCTTTAGAAAGCGGCGAGGTACCCGACGCGGTGAACATTCGGCGCTCGACTGCTCAAGAGGACGTTCTTTGGCAAGCGTTTCAGGGCGAGGCAGAGCGAGCACATGCTCTCTCAACCCCTCCAGCACCAGAGGTTGAGGTGGAGGCGGCATTAACTGCCCTTTCTGAACGCATTGAGTCTGCCGAGCAAGATTTGGCGGACGATTATGCCGATGCCGAGGAAACCGGCGAACGCGTGGACCTTGCGGAGCCCGTGGTTGAGCTGGAGCTTGGCTTTGCGCGTTCAATCCTAGCCGCCCTCGCATCCCCCGCCAGGAACATGGTCGCATCCGAGGATCAGGTAGAGGCGGTGGCGCAGGTGGATCGCAATGCGGTGGTTCGCTTACTCGAAGCCGGCGGCCAAGACTGGCAGGCTAAGGAAATCCGCCTAGGTGACGGTGACCATTTCCCTATCGTACAGGCTTTCAAGAACCATCGCATCGCCGCCCTGCAAGCAAGCCCCGCCACTCCCGATGCCGTTGCGGCGCTGTGGGCGGCGAGCATGTGGCGCAAGGCGATCACGAACACGATCACGCTGGTGGACATGGCTCGCAAAGAGCACCCGGCCCGACCTGAAAACAAGGCGATGTCAGCGTTCGACGCGCGGCTGTACGACCTGATGGAGAAGTGGTTCAGCTTCTCGCGAGGCACTGATCCGCGGTCATATGGGGAGTCGGAAGCCGAGTGGAAGCGGTTCCTGTCCGTCCTCAACGCCGGGGAGGGTGATCGTGGTTGATGTCTATATCGAGCATAGCGATCTTGAGATCAGCCGCGAAGATGTGGAAGAGAGCACGGACGCTACCGAGCTGCTGGCCTGGCTCAAGGAGCAGGACCGGGTAGCCTCCGAGCTCGCCATCATGATCGAAGCGCTCAAGGACGACGAGCACTACAATAGCACGGGGCTGCGCCGAAAGCTCGGCTTCGTCAAAGTCTCGATCATGTGGATACAGAACCGGCTCACCGCCTTGGGTGTGGATGATGGCGTTATTCCCCTTTCAGGAGGCCTCAAGGCTCACCTGAAGGCCATGGAGGTGAAGCTCCAAGAGAAGAATGAGAAGATCAAGGCGCAGAACATGGAACTTCAAGAGCTTCGTTCGCAGCTCGCTGCGTACCGTAAGGCCGAGAAAAAGGCGAAGGCGGATGCCTGACATCCCCACCCTGATCCACGCCACCCTGGCGAAGTATCGCCTCCCCTTCACCATGCCCGAGATCACCCTCGACACGCACCTTGACGATGACCTGCGCTGCGATGGCGTGGATCGGGAAAGCATCCGTTGCGATCTTGAGGACGCGTTTGGCTTCGTGATGAGCGATGCCGTTTTGGAGAAGTGCGAGACGGTTGGGGATTTGGTGCGGGCTTGTGGTGAGGAGAGGGTAGGGTGAGCCGTCTTTCGAAAGCACAGATCAAAGCCCACAAAGAAGCTGAGGCGCTTTTAACGAAGGAGCGATTGGGCGACGACGAACGTCAGTTTGTCATCGACAACTGGCAGGAAAGCGCAAGCCACATCAATTCAGCGTCAGGAGCATTCTTTACTCCCTCAGAGCTTGGGTTGGATGCCGCCCTGTTCCTGGGCCTTTATGATGGTGGCAAGGTTATCGATCTTTGCGCCGGAATAGGCTGTTTGGGGCTGTCCGCGTTCTGGCGCTGGGGGCACACCGATTTTGATCTGACATGCGTCGAGATCAATCCTGAGTATGTCGCAATTGGACGCAAGCTGCTGCCTGAGGCAAAATGGGTTTGCGCAAGCGTAGATTCCTTACCTGCGGACATTGGTCATTTCGACTGTGCTATTTCAAACCCACCATTTGGCAAAACAGCGAAGATTGCTTCATCGCGCTACTCTGGTGAGGATGATCTTGCGGTGGTGGACGTAGCCTCGGACATTGCCAATTTTGGCACATTCATTCTCCCGAGCGGGTCTGTTCCGTTCGAATATAGCGGGCAGACAACGTACCGCGAACGCCCCTCAAGAAAGTACGATCGCTTCAGTCAGATCACCGGAATTGAGCTGACCTGCGAGAGCATCGACTGCGGAGTGTATCTCGATCAGTGGCGCGGTGTAAGGCCGAAGGTCGAGGTGGTGAGCGCCGATTTTACCGAACTTTGCGCTGCCCGGCTTCCCGCTCAGGAAGAGTTGTTTGGAAGGCTGGCAGCATGACCAACGCAGGAGACGGGCGGTGACGGCGCAGAGCCAGGCATTCCATCCGTTGATGACGGAACCTGAGGCGGCGCAGTGGCTAGCCGTCTGCGCAAGAACGCTGCGCTCCTTGCGGAAGGAGGGCAAGATCACATACGTCCAGATGAAGTCGGGTGTTCGGTATTCCCTCGAAGACCTGCAAGCCTTTGTCGAAAGCCAGCGCACATGCCAATCTACCGCCGAGAGGGCTCCCCGCACTGGTGGATGTCGATCAGCATCCCCGGCCGTCCTCGATTTCGAGGCTCTACGGGCGAAACGAACGAGAGGAAGGCGCGACTAGCTGAGGCTGAGAAAGAGCAGGAGCTAAGGGCCGGGCTTAGCAAGCCCGCTGCATGGCGGATCAGAGAGTGCTTCGCGGCCTACTATGAGGACCACGGCAAGCACCAGGCGACGGAAGATGACATCTTCCGCTCTCTTGAAGTTCTAAGCGCCCATTTCGGCAAGGATACCCTGTTAACCGCGATCACGAACGCAGACGTGATGGATTATCGTGCAAGGCGGCGAGGCGGCACAATCAAGGTCGATGATCGTGAGTTCGGTGTCGTTGGCCCGGCCACCGTAAATCGAGATCTTGCGTATCTCAAGGCAGCCCTGACATGGGCAAACACCATGCACGGCAAGCCTATACCAGCGCTAGCATGGAAACGGTTGCGCTTAGCCGAGCCTGAGCACCGCATCCGGTATGCCACCGCCGAGGAGTTTGCGCGACTCATAGAGGTGGCACATACAAGCCTACGCCCGATCATTATAGCCGCTGTTACGACCGGCCTGCGCCGCGAGAACCTGCGCTGGGATTGGCACCAAGTGAACCTTGGCCATTCGACAATCACAATATCCCGCAGCAAGGGCAAGAAGCCGATGATTATTCGGATTACGCCGCCGCTGGCAGCGGTGCTTGGAAGAACGCCGCCTGAGGCGCGCAAGGGCCCTGTGTTCGACTGGACCAACTATCGCAAGCGTTGGGACGCCGCACGCAAGGGCGCCGAGCTGGTCAATTTCAAGTTCCATGATCTGCGCCACACGTTCGCCAGTTGGGCTCGCCAGAACGGCGCCGATCTCGCCGACATCTGCGAGGCCATGTACCACAGCTCTGTCGCGGTCACGATGCGATATGCTCATATTCAAGCCGAGGGTCGAGATACGGCATTCGACCGAGTTGGAGACATGCTGCAACCGCGCAAAACGCGGCGCGTGTCACGTTCTGTGTCACAGAAAGCTTAA